GTGAGTCGTCACGTCTTGGTGAGTCAGAATCCCTATCGGACCTCAAATCCTCGGATTCTTTGTCTGATGACTCAGATCTCTTCAACGAATCGCCATTTTGTGATTTTACATACTTGATAAACTTCCAAAATCCAGGCCGAAAGAACAATTCATCATCGCCATATATCAATCCGTAAATCTCCGCCAATTCCCCATCATTATCATAAATATATTTCGGTTCCTGCTTCGTTCGTCTTTGTTTGTTTTTCGGATCATAGTGCAAAATCGTTTCGTCAATATCGAGTACCAAACACAAGTTTTTCATAACTGATTTAAAACGTATACAATATCATTATATTATTATTATTAACAATGTCGGATTGTCAAGTGTGTTGTTCTAAATATAACAAATCAAATAAACTAATCGTTACCTGTTATTTCCCAAGTTGTGCATTCTCAGCCTGCAAAGAATGTGTGCGAACGTATTTGACAAGCATCACCTCCGAACCGCATTGTATGAAATGCTACAATAAATGGAACTTGGAGTTTACTAAATCCTCGTTGAACGCGGTGTTCATGGACGTCGACTACAGAAATCACCGCAAAGTGATTTTGGCTGATCGTGCCATTTCTCAAATCCCCGAGTTCTATGAGGGTGCATTGCGTTACGGTAAACTTACGGAAGGCGATTTGAAAATGAAAGAGATCATGAAAACGATTTCGGAACACCGAACGATCATTCAACAACTCTATATGGAACACGACAAGATATACAGAGAGATGCGTGACGGCACCGCATCCACCGAATCCCGCAAGTTCGTGATGCAATGCCAAAACAACGGGTGTCGCGGGATGTTAACTCAGCAATACAAATGCGATTTGTGCACCAAGTTCACATGCCCCAAATGTTTCTTGGCAATCGAGGGACAGAAAGCAGATCATGTTTGCAAACAAGAGGACGTCGATACGGTCGAGGAGCTCCGTAAAAACTCGAGACCCTGTCCAAAGTGTGGAATGCGAATCTCCAAGGTGGATGGATGTGATCAAATGTGGTGCCTGGAATGCAAAACCGCGTTCAGTTGGTCAAAAGGTGTTGTTGAAAAAGGCGTGATCCACAATCCGCATTATTATCAGTGGATGAGACAACACGGCGGCGGCATGCCTCGAAACCCGAACGAAAACTGCGGAAACCTGTTTTTCGGGGCTGTGCGAAAAATCAACGAAATCGCACGCGACTGTTTGACTTCTCCAAAATACTACAAGCAGTTTTGCGATTATTATGGGACAAATAGAGAAAGGTTTGTCAACCGCGAAATTGTCAACCGCGAAAGATTAGTCAATTACGATGATACGAACGATGAAACATTCAAGCGATATGAGTCGGTGTTTAACATGTCGCAAGCCATGTTTGACAATACGCGGAAAATCTACGAAGAGTTTGACAAACTGATCAACTACTTTTCTGGCTTTCATCGATATATCAATCACATGGATATCGCGGAACTGGCCCCTTTGCGTAGAAACATACAAGAGAGAATCGAAGATCATAACGCCATTTACAAATACATTTTGAACGAAATGGGAAAAGAAGAGTTGTCCGCCGAGTTGATTCGCAATGACACGGTGAATATGAAGGATCGGGCCCAATGCGACATACTAGAAGCCCTTGTGATTGTCGGCAAACAACTGGTTCTCGATTGCCTCAAGGATATTGAATCGGAAGCATCGCAGTTCCCCAACTCTCAATACATTAGTTTACAACTGAATAGTAAAACGGTGAATGCAATTGCAAAGATCGACAATCCAAACACCATGAAGACATTTATTAAACTGTGTGTAATGTTTTTACCACAAGAAGTCGAGTGCTATCTGGTGAACATTCATGCAATCTTGGTCAAGTATAAGAAGGCGATTAGTAAATATTGTGCCTATTCGTACATCGAGTACATCAAGTATTTGATCACTTATGGAAGTAAAAAAACTCTCACTATATGGGATTACGACGATCAGACGATTACACGCGAACCATACAAAACAAAATCAGAGATGATCGCCGCGATAGACAAATACCGTCAGTTTTATGGTGACGAAAGTCAAGAGACCCCCGTTGAAAACACATTTGTTGCCGGAGGTGGTTCATCATAAAACATTGTAAAAGCGAGCGACACTAAAAAAGCGAGCGAGCGAAAAAAATGGCGGTGCGAACAATCACAGTAAAGACATTTGAGAACAAGTCGATGTGTTTTCAGTACACTCCTGGTACCGGCAAAACCATTGATGATATAACCAATGCAATCAATCATTCCATTGGTTATAAGTGTATGAACATCGACCGGTTTACATATCGGTTAAATCGCATCTTGTATTCGAAATATGTCGAAGAGAATTTTATGAAAACCCCCGAAGAACTGTTCGACTCATTGACCGAGATTCAGATGGCTCGGGTTTCTCCTATGCCGCAGATCGAGTGCGATGATATGATCATTCTCACTGTCAATACACTGGCTCGTACCTCTTTTTCAGTGATTGTGACGCCGTTAACAACTGTTGAGCACCTAAAATATCTGATTCAAGACCAAGAAGATATCGAGTTCTCTCTGCAAAACCTGATTTATAACGCCAAGTCGCTTCAAGATGAAAACACACTTGGGTCCTACGGGATCGTGAAGAACACGGAACTATTCATAACGTTGCGGTTAAGAGGCGGAATGTATAGCGAAGTCTCCGGAAGAAATGGCAATTATGAGATATTGCCCACAATGATTATATATAACTTGGATACAAAGACTCGCATTATATAATGAGAATTACATGTTCTCGATCGATTTTATTAACACACAACCAGTTTAAATAATAATATGCACCTTTCGTTTCAAATCTGATTTCATATACCTGTTTCATGTTTTCCATAATGTGCGAGTTATGTCCCACATTGTCCATCATTATCATTTTGTAATCCAGGTTCTTCTTCGTCACCTTGCGAAGAGACTCGATAAACCCTCGTTGAAACATCTCATTGGACAATCCGGCATTTACTGATGCCAACAATCTTAGCGTTTTGTGATTTGTCTGTTCATACAAGATGTGCGAGTTTTCAATAAAATACAGTGCCAAGACACTTCCCTTTTCGCAAAATGCATAGAGAAACAATAGATTCGCATCGATTCTCGACTTGATTGCCTCTACATCGATGGAGATGACGAGTTCAAACCTTGCTTTAGAAATCGTGTCGAATATCATATCCCAGTTTTTGCGAGAGATCTGGACAAGATTTCTAAACCCGGATTGTTGCACAAGATCGAGTTGAAATACGCAAGTGTCGAATTCGAGAAATGGTGTTACCCCATCACAGGATCCGATCTCTTTCTTCAAAACACTGACATTGATGCTCGGATTTTGTCTTCTACAGTTGAATTCGTGGGTTGATATTAGATTTCGACTGATGTTTTGCGTATGGGTTCGATCATTGGTCGCGATGTATGTGATGTAATTGGCACACACGGGGTCTTGAACATTGTGATAGAATATGCGAATCGGATAAGATGCGATGCAACCTTTATTCCCATAAAATGAGACAAACGGCTGTGCGAAATGGTTGTGCATCATGGCTTTCATGTCTTTTTCTATGATTGTGTACAAAATGGCTTCATCTGGGATGTAAAAACATTGGAGCAGTTCCACAAAATCTTTGAGTTTCGTCTCGGTGATATCGCTGAAACTGATTGTATCTACATGTGTTGAGTCGATAAACTTGTTTCGATAAGGCAGTTTGTGAATCTCTCGACCCTCTTTTGAAAACCAATATTGATAATCGTATGTGTGATGCACTGGCATAAATGCCCAGAATGGATATTTGATTCGTATGTAGACAAAGCGAATTAGGACCGCTACAATCGTCATCATAAACACGATTAGGTACATCATTTCATATACCATCATACATATGAAATAATTTTTTACCGAATCGAATGCAAATCGTCATAAAACAAATGATTACACGTAGTAAACAACATGCAATAGTTCAGCAAGTACTTGTACCTCAAGTATTCGTGCCTCAAGTATTCGTGCCTGAAGTATTCGTACCTCAAGTATTCGTGCCTGAAGTATTCGTACCTCAAGTACTCGTACCTCAAGTACTCGTACCTCAAGTACAATTAAAGCGTCTACCATTCGAACCAATCGATTTCGACCTAGCAAGTGATTGTTGGAGAGCCAATAAAATGAGTATCGGAAACGGCATGTTCAAATACGTTTGTCCTTTTATGAAAATAGACAACACGCGGTGTGGACGAAATGTCAAGAAGGGATGCATGACTTGTCGTTATCATCATACCGCTTAATAATTGAGTTTCGTAATCACTGTCTCATCAAAGTGGCTGAGTATGTCTTTCCCGTAAATGTGTGACGGAAGTGATTTGTAGTGTTCTATGTAAATTTTTGCGTCAAACTCATGTTCTACTGAAAACAATGTCATTGCGTATTTCGTTTTGTTGTGTGTAAATATTTTTTTTATAGAGGCGATTTCACTTAAAATCTCATCAATTATATCTTTCAATTCTCTTTTTTCATATTTTTTTACTCCACCTGAGTGGTCTTCTACCTTGTATATAATGTCCATGATTTGGTTTAGATACAATAGGCAAAAACCCTTTATTATATTTTAGCAATACGTTATTTATTATAAAAATATAATATATATATGAACAGCAAAAGCAAAAGCAAAAGCAAAAGCAAAAGCAAAAATCAACGTAGTAAAACGAAAAGGAAATCACGCTCGAATGATCGAAATATTTTTAACAATCGACTTCCGGGTAACTCGAACTCTGGTGTTGAAGCCAACACCGAAGGTGAATGTGTAGAGCGACTTGCAAAGGTCGCTATATCTTCTGATAAAAAAAAAAAATTATGCAATGCCATTATTGGAATTGATGATAGTGCTGCAGATGATAGTGATGCAGATGACAATGTAACTCAAAAGTGGAAACAATTCACACATATTATTTTCTACGACAATTCGATATTGAAAGAAATATATAAAACAATTAAATCGAATGAATTATGTTTCTTCAATGAGATTAGTTTTAAGATTAATCCAGAAACCCTAACAGATGAAACGCTATGGAAAGATTATTATATTATGAAGCACGTTGGAAAACAAACACAATTTTCACAAAAGTTTATCCCAGATTTATATTATAAGACAAATATTGAAAATTGCAAACATCAATACATGGCAATTCCAATCAGTTATAGTGAAATCGGTGCAAAATCAGCACATGCGAATATGTTGATAATTCATAAGGATGAAAATACCATTAAAGTAGAACATTTTGAACCACATGGCGATTATTTTTCATACGATGAAGAAAAAAATGAAAAAATAAATAAATATATTGATCGTTTGGTTTATTCTCTTTTTGTAAGAAACGGATATACAAAGGAAGATATTGAAATTATTCACCCAGAACAATTATGTAACTTAAAAAAGTCAACACATAGCCAATTGCAGCAACTTTTGTCAGGAACTGAATTTTCAGGCACTTGTACTATTTTTTCAATGTGGTATTCTTTTTATAGATTGCTTTATCCATCATTGAGTTCGGAGGAAGTGTATCGACAAATGAATGATCGATTGGAAAGATCTACGAACAGAACGGAAACAATTAAAATGATTATTCAAACATTTTTGTCATTGATAAAAATAAATATTGATGATTATACGATTTCGGGCGAGAGAAAATTTCATCCAGTAGTACAATATGATATAAAAAAAATTAGGGGAGTTGTTGGACCGGACAGTGATGCGAATATTACAAAATTTATACGCGGAGCAGATTTAGCCACAATGAAAGAAATGATGGAAAACGGCAATATTACAAATGTCGATGTTCAAGATAAAACTTCGAATGGCTACACCGCTCTCATGTACAAAACGTTGCATGGTAACATTGATCAAATGAAATGGTTGCTTGATAAAAAAGCAAACGTAGATTTGCGAGACTACATGGGTATGTCCGCAATACATAATGCAGTTCGAAAAGATGATGTCGATAAGGTTGAACTCCTACTAAAATACAATCCAAAACTAAATATTATTAACAAGTATGGTAAGACTCTGCTAGAATATGCGGATGGATTATCCACTAGTCCTAAAATAATTTCCATCCTTGAAGCCGCGATGAAATCATAAAACAATTTACAAGAGAACAAAAGACAAAACATGGTGATTATTTCGGATAATAACTGCTACAAAGATGAAGAGACATTTGGCGAACATTTCGCTCAATTTCCCTATGCACTGAGCCCCTTTCAAAAACATGCGATTCAGGGGATCATGGAAGGAAACCACGTATTGGTTACCGCCGCCACCGGATCGGGGAAAACACTCCCCGCCGAGTTTGCAATTCGCCATTTCACCAATCTCGGCAAACGTGTGATCTATTGTTCACCCATCAAAGCCTTGTCCAACCAGAAAACATTTGATCTTGCACAAAAATACCCCGACATCTCATTCGGATTGTTGACGGGCGACACCAAAACAAACCCCGCCGCACAAGTGTTGATTATGACCACCGAGATTTTGATGAACAAACTGTTCTGTAGTTCTTCTTCTTCTTCTTCTTCTTTTGAGATGGAGATTGAAACCGAGTTGGCATGTGTGGTGTTCGACGAACTCCATTATATCAACGATGCCCATCGAGGCCATGTTTGGGAACAATCCATTCTGATGCTCCCTCCGAGTGTGCAGATGGTGATGTTGTCTGCGACGCTGGATAATCCAACAAAGTTTGCGAGTTGGGTGGAATCTTCGGGACAAAAACAAGTAGTGATTTGTTCTACTGACATGCGAATCGTCCCACTCACCCACTATATCTATATCAATTCATCGGAAGGACTGTTCAAAAAAATGAAAGACAAGGATGCCGAGAAACAGGTGAAGAAATCATTGAATCGGTGTTTGACCATTCGTTCAGCAGATGGGGTCTTCAATTCAGACACGTATTACGAAAGCAAGCGGATCAAAGATCTGTTGTGGCATCACAACGTTTCTACAAATCGCAAAGCCGTATTGAATGATTTGACTGCACATTTGAATGAGAATGGCATGTTGCCCGCGATATGTTTCGTGTTTTCTCGCAAACAGGTGGAACAATGTGCAAACGAGATTGTTATGACAGATGATTCATCGAACTCCTATATCATTCACCGAGAATGCGACTCGATTATTCGCCGCCTACCAAACTGGAGAGAATACGCCGGGTTGGCGGAATATCAGAACTTGGTCAAACTCTTGGAGAAGGGCATCGGGATCCATCATTCGGGGATGATTCCCGTGTTGCGTGAAATCGTCGAGTTTATGATTTCGAAAAAACACATTCGCCTGTTGTTTGCTACAGAGAGTTTTGCGATTGGTCTCGATTGCCCTATCAAAACCGCCATTTTCATCAATATGAAAAAACACGACGGTGGTGAACATCCACGCTATCTTTTGTCCCATGAGTATACGCAAATGGCCGGGCGAGCTGGTAGGCGAGGTATTGATACGGTGGGTCACGTCGTGCACTGCATCAATCTGTTTGATCACCCCGATCTCTTAACCTATAAAGAGATCTTGTGTGGAAAACCGCAGAAACTGGTGAGCAAGTTTCAAATATATTATTCGGTTGTGCTGAATCTATTCAAAACGTCGGATGCTGTGACTGCCGCGGAGATCGAAGAGTTTATCAACAAGTCCATGTATAAATGCGAATTGGACAAGATGAAATCCGGATTATTGACGGAAATCGACGAGCTTCGTGCGAAAGTGGCTGCCAAGGAACCCTATTTTGTAGATACACGCAACCTCTTTGAAACGTACCACCGACTTATCGAAAAGTCCCAATTCTGTGCAAATAAAAAGCGAAAGGAGATCGATGTGGCGATATCTGCGTTGAAAAAGGAGCATCCAACATTGGAGTATGATTTTTCATATTACTTGGAGTATACGTCCTTTATTCATGAACTGAAAGAAAAGGAGTCGTGCTTGCGTGGCAACGCGGAGACCATTCACAAAGAGGTGCTGAATGTTTTGACGGTGATGTTGGACTATGACGTCATTCGTTTATCGGGCGACCAGTACACTTTAACACCCGATCGCGGAATCATTGCATCGAGTATCTCCGAAATCAATCCGGTGTTGATTGCAATCATTTGCACCGAGACGAACTATTTTGAAGATTTCAAACCGTGTGAATTGGCGGCGTTCTTTAGTTTGTTTACTGACTCTCGTGGAGAAGAAGATTTGTACTCATCCGTTGATTCCAAATTCATCTTTGAAGACATACGTTCGGATTTGATAGAGAGTCAAGAGGTATACAACATCTTTAATTCGGTCGATGGGTTTTGTTACGATCTCGTGGATGTTGTTATCAAATGGTGTGCGTGTGAAAACGAAGCGGAATGTAGATCATTGATTTCAGAATATAAAATCTCCATTGGTGACTTCACAAAGGCGATTTTGAAAATCTCGACCTTGAGTAGAGAAATGGTTGGTATGTGCGAAAAACTGAACAAAATCGAATTGATGCAAAAACTCGCATCGATCGATTCGATTGTATTGAAATATGTGGCGACGAGTCAGAGTTTGTATTTGTAAAGGGAACTGCGTATTCCGCTTCGCTTACGCCTTTTAATCCCATGCTTATAAGGAAGGATCAAAAGGAAGGATCAAAAGGAAGGAGTAAGCAAAGCGAGTAAAAGGAAGGATCAAAAGGAAGCATCAAAAGGAAGCATCAAAAGGAAGGATCAAAAGGAAGGATCAAAAGGAAGGATCAAAAGGAAGGATCAAAAGGAAGCATCAAAAGGAAGCATCAAAAGGAAGGAGTAAGCAAAGCGAGTAAAAGGAAGGATCAAAAGGAAACCATGGGTTTCCTTTCCTTTATCATAAAACAATGGATTGCACATTATTATCATGACACAGATTGAGGATCGCGTATTTCCCTGCCCCGGGGCGGAAGACTGGATGGCCGAACGACGTAAGATTTATTTCGCAGTGAAAGCAGCCCTGTTGTGGCAACTCGGACAGTCCTTGCCACTATTATCCGCAAAAATCGAATATCGCCTATGTAGAACTGCAAGAACCAAAGAAGAGTTTGCGGATTTGAGTACACTGAAAGAACGATTAAAAATTATTGTTGCAATTGTAACCGGAAATTTATCTTTATTATTAAATTAAATTTATATAAAAACATAAAAACATATATTTGAATAAATGAAATACTTTTTAGATTTTGGAACCCACAAGTTTGAAGGTTTGGAAGAGTTTATACCTAAACTTCAAATCGATAAAAACACGAATGTTATGTGCTTTGAGCCAAATAAAGAGATTTATGACGCATCCAGAAAAAACACAGAACTATTGGAAAGATATCAAAACCAGTTTAACCTATTTCACCATTACAACTTGGCGGTTATGAATTATACAGGAGAAATCACATTCAATAATCATAAGGGGGCTTGGAATAATGTCAATAAAGACAAATACATTGAAGGTTACACAACCGGATCAAATTGCATTGATATTAACCCACAAATTGATTATGGAAATGGCGTTGTGTTTGATATTGAAACCACAACATGCAAGTGTATAGATATTGAGGAAATCTTATCGTCCATTATAAAACATGACCCAGATGCCAAAATATGTATCAAATGCGATATTGAAGGGAGTGAGTTTGTGGTTTTACCCAAGTTGATTACGTCTCCCTATGCAAAGTCTGTTGACGCAATCTTTATTGAGTGGCACGAAAGGTTTTGGTTTAATACGATTGAGTACCAAAATAAAATAAAAGAGAGACAACAAATTATTAGTCAGCTGAATTCATTGGGCATTCGCAATTATATACATACATAAAGTGTTGTAATCGGGGCAATTTATCTTTATTATTAAATTAAAATAAATATAAAAATTTCAAATCTTCTTTATACAACCAAAAAATGGAACACATGTTTGAAGAATCTTTATTATATACTACCAACCAACCGCATATTGTTGTATTTGGCGGAGATGATGATCACCAATTGTGTAAAACACTACTATTGAGCAAAGGACACAAGATCATTTATGTCGGTTTTTCCAAAGAGATTTATCCATCGATCCGATATATCACTCGTAACCTTCTCGAACCCATACACATTGACGGTGATATAAGTGATGTGTATTATACATTAAAGCCGCAAGACGTCAATAATGTATTGCAGACTATAAAAACATGTATTATGGGAACAATAAACGTTTTGGAGTTTGCGAGAGAAAAACAGGCAACCGTTCATATATCGAAACCGGTCGACTTTGAGTATATGAACATTTGCGAGACAATCATCCAAGAATATGTTGATAAACATGGATTGAAAAAGGAAACTGCCGTTCCCTTTTAATCCCATGCTTATAAGGAAGGATTAAGCTACGCGAGTAAAAGGAAGGATTAAAAGGAAACCATGGGTTTCCTTTACTGGGTTCCCTTTACTTGTCTAAAAAACAGATTCACCTGTTCCAAATCGGCACCAACCACAGACAAATCCGGAATATAGCTGACATTCCCTTTATTGAAGCAAACGATTGCAGGAATGCCCGCGATTTGCCGTTTCGATTTGAAAGCGGCATACAAATCGAAAGACTCATCGATATCAATCGTAATGCATTTCACATTTGCCGGCATGTTTTCGAACCATTGGTGCACATGTGCCTCAATTCGTTGACAAGGTCCGCACCAGGTGGCACCAAACTTCAGGACAATCTTTCCTTCATTTTCTTTTAGCAACTGTTCAAACTCGGCTCTGCTAAACTCATCCGATTCAAGTAAAGGTGTTGTGGTTGTTACGGATTTGATCGATGGCGTAAATTGCATAAAGTATATACTGGGAAATATATATTTTATTGTCGGTAAAATACGTAAAAAAAGAACCTATCAATATATTAAAATGACGTCAACCCATAATCTTGACATTAACACGTATTGTTTAGATGAAATCTTCGCTCTCTTTGATTTGGATTACAATCTGACGGAACCGAAAATGCGAGCTGCTAAAATGAAAGTGTTGATGATCCATCCAGACAAATCCAGATTGCCTGCGAACTATTTCCATTTCTACAAACAAGCATACGAGATAGTGTTAAACATATACAAGCAGAAATCAAAACCGACACAAGCAACGACCTATACACCTGAAATCGATTCCTCCGCTTCTATCGGAAACAACTCCAATCCAGAGAACGAGGTCAATGTTTCGAAAAAGGTCTCGAACACCAAGTTCAATGAACTCTATGACAAAAACATGACCAAGAAGATTGATCAATCTCGTTTCGAGTGGTTCAAAAACGACGCAGCCGAGGATTATAGCAATCGAAAAGTGAATCCCAAAAACATGGGCGACGAACTCGAGTCGATCAAACAAAAACAGGCTGCACTCGTCACGTACAAGGGTGTTCAGGAAATGATGAGCAGCACAGGCGGGGGAACCAGTTATTTCGACGAAGACGACACATCCGACGAATATGTAGCATGTGACGTGTTTGGGAAACTGAAATTCGATGATTTGAGAAAGGTTCATAAAGATCAAACCGTGTTTGCCGTGTCCGAACGTGATTTCGGTAAACGCACGCAATATGCATCAGTTGATCACTTTGTAAGAGATCGAGACAGCGGTGGCAACGCACCCTTGTCCAAGAACGAGGCATCCAGCATCTTGGAAAGACAACGCAAAGAGAAAGAACAGATGATCATGAACAAACAACATCGCGAATACATGTTGCAAAAGGAATACGAGGAGAAACAAAAAGCGGTTCGGTCCGCATTTTTGCAACTGAAATAAAAAAAAAAATAGTGATATTATAAAAAGAACAAAGACATGTTTGACAGAAAGTATGCATATCAATATTTAATCGCCATCGGAATTATCGGAGTTGTCAGTTACTTTGGTGATAAACTGAAGCAAGGACTTTCGAGCAATGACGCCGAAAATGAACTCATCCGCAAATACTTGTTGAACGAATCGCCGCTTTATGGCATGAATCGCCCGAAACTATGGATCCACAGTACTTATGAGAAAAACGCGAGACAATGGAAAGACTTTTATAGTAGAAACTCCACCGATTTGAATCAACCTTATATTCATTTGACGATCAAATCCATCATCAACCATTGTGGACAGGACTTCAATATTTGTCTCATTGACGACGAAACATTTAGTAAACTTATACCAACCTGGGAAGTGAACATGGCGATGTTGTCGGAACCTCACAAGTCGACTTATCGCGAGATCGGGATGTTGCAATTGCTCTACTTGTATGGAGGGATCGTTGCCCCCAACTCTTTCATTTGTATCAAGAACCTGTTGCCATTGTTGTCGGAGGGGCAGCCGTTTGTCATGGAGGTAGTAAATCGCACAAGCAAGGTAGGCAACTTCGCTCCGTCCACCAAGTTTATGGGTGCACAGAAGGGATGTCCTCAAATCAAAGCCATGTTGGCGGAAAACAAGGTCGATGTAAACGGCCATTTCACCGCGGAATCGAGGTTCGTAGGGAACACCTCATTGTGGTTAAGAGACAACCCCAATTTTAACGTAATGAGTGGGAAATACATCGGCACAAAGACGCAAAAGGGGAAACCGATCCTACTCGAAGATCTCATGGGAGAGAACTTCTTGGATCTAGACAAAGACGCGTATGGCATCTACATTCCTGCGGAAGAAGTTTTATCGCGTCCAAAGTATGCTTGGCTTGCCTATCTCTCTTCCAAGGAGGTACTCAACACCAATCCGATCATTGTGAAATATTTGAAAACCTCGGCGATCGACGTTGTCAATGAGTATTTTGCAGAGACCACTGTGAAAAGTGTGACCTCCATATAAGGAAACCCATGGTTTCCTTTTGATCCTTCCTTTTGATCCTTCCTTTTAAGGAAACCCATGGTTTCCTTTTGATCCTTCCTTTTGATCCTTCCTTTTGATCCTTCCTTTTAAGGAAACCCATGGTTTCCTTTTGATCCTTCCTTTTAAGGAAACCCATGGTTTCCTTATACTCGCTACGCTTACTCCTTCCTTATACTCGCGTAGCTTATAAGCCGTCGGCTACGCCTTACACCTTCCTTTTATTTTGAAACGTCCAATAGTTTGATCCCTCCATCTGAATCAGGGATAATAATAAAGAAGTTGGTGTAGTGTTGGGACCGATTGTACTTAATCTCCGATGTGATACCAATCTCACCGTGTTTGCAAATCTGACGTATAATATTCGTGAAGGATGCGTATGTCATCTCTCTTTCTAGATATGTTTGTTTCGACAAATGATAATATGGTTTTACCTGTTCGATAAATGGTTTGTGCAAGTTTGCATATATCATTTTTTTGTACGCGTTTATGTCTACAAAATAGTATTTGTCTGTTTTCAAACAGATCTGATCGAGTAAATCGAACATCAATGTGTTGGGAATCTGAACCCTAAAGATTTGGTCAAGCATTTATAATAAATATATACCATCAGGCGTTTATATTTATTTACGAAAGGGAACTACTGGTTTTCCTTAAAAGGAGGGATCAAAAGGGAACGTTGTTCCCTTTATTGATCTCTTTCATCAGATTGTTTGTAAAAAACGACAGTTCAATCATGTCCTCATGCGTCTTGTGAAAGATTGTGATGTATTTGCACAACAACGGCAATGTGCGATATTTTTCAACCTCAGACAAACTCGACGTAAACTTGACAAATGTGAAAAAATAATCGAGTATATCAATCACCGAATAACCGTAGTCGCAGATCTCGTATAATATTGCAATCGCCCCCGTCAAATCACGCGTCTTCAACCGGTCGATGTACTTTTCAAACTGTACATAAGAGATATTAGAACATACATTTTGAACAAGCAGTAGGTCAGCCATCGGTTCATTCAATATAAATATTTTTTCCAAATGGCCGATCAATACGCGAATGGAGTTGTTGCTTATGTTTAATAAAAACTGTTTTGCATCCTCATCGATTCGCAATCCTTCTCTCACGATGATTTTGTTCATGGTTGTCTCTAGATTCGCCCGGGTCATTTGATTGATTTTTATGATGTGCAGACGCGATTGCAAACTTTCATTTACCTTTTGTACATTGGTGCATACCGAGATGAATTGTATGTTTTTCGAATACTTGTCGATATAGTTGCGAAACACCTGTTGACTTTGTTCATTGATCGTGTCGATGTCATCAATCACGATGATTTTCTTTTTACTTGCGATGCCTGAGGATGACTGACAAAAGGTTTTCATTTCGGTTCGGAAATATTGGATCCCCTGTTCTTTCAGATTGTTGATAAACATGATATTGTACTCGGGAAACACCGCGGTTTCGTTCATTCCATAATATTCTCTGATCAATGCGTAAATCAGAGATGTCTTGCCAGAACAAGCGTTTCCAACAATGAGTATATTCAAATCATTCATTTCTTGCAATGTTTTTAATACTGTGATGTGAGAAGGATTCAAATAAAAATCGTTGATAAAGTAGGGTTTGTATTTTAATATAAATGTGGTTTGGTCATTGGATTGTTGCATTGCATTGATTAACTAATTCGTATTGGGTTTATTCTGTTTTAGATTATATATAATATATTTGAGCTCTTCGTTTTCTTTCAACAACTCAAAGTTTCTCTTTCTTTGTATCTCTAGCATCGCATTCTTCTCTTTAACCAACGACTCTAAATCTTCAACATACGCTTGATGCCTTCTTCGAAACGCCTCTGCACTTCTGCGATTTTTCATTTTGCGAGATTCATATGATGTCATTATATCATCGCCCTCGAAAAGTTCGAATGAATCAAAGTTTTCCATCATCTTTTTTATGTTTACATGAGCTCCATGTTTTTTTATGATAAAGGATTAAGGAAACCTTGGTTTCCTTATACTCGCTACGCTTACTCCTTCCTTTTAATATTAACCATTAACAGGAAGGATCATAAGGAGGGATAATAAGGAAGGATCATAAGGAGGGATAATAAGGAAGGATCATAAGGAGGGATAATAAGGAAGGATCATAAGGAGGGATAATAAGGAAGGATCATAAGGAGGGATAATAAGGAAGGATCATAAGGAAGGATCATAAGGAAACCATGGGTTTCCTTAATCATAAAACAAAGATAAAAATGGATTCTACAATTTTTGAAGAACAAGAACGTCACTTGTTTCGTGACTTTGACATCGACGACGATGTCGTGAACCAGTTGTTTCCGAATATTAGTAAAAAACGAAAAAGAACGATGCAAACAGATGATTGGAGCGAACGTATATCAGCAAGGTATGTAAGACATCGGAATCGCGATCAATTGTTGGAGTTTGTTTCATCCACCAAATAAATCAACTTGCGGAAAAAACATATATAAATATTTGCCAAAAACATTTATATATAATACATGCCACCAACCCATTATGAAACCCTCGGTATTTCAAAAGACGCCACCGAAAAAGAGATTAAACAAGCTTTTCGTTCCATGTCGATGAAATATCACCCAGACAAAGTGCTTGATAAGAGCAAAGAAGAACAAGAAATCGCACACCGAAGAATGCAAGAAATCAATTCGGCAAATGACGTGCTGAGTGATCCGGAACAGAGACGCGGGTATGACATGGAACAACAAGGGGGTCATCCCATGCAAGGGTTCCCTCCAGGCTTTCATCCAATGCAAGGCTTCCCGCCAGGATTTCCATTCGGTGGCGGTCATGCTGATATATTTGAAATGTTCTTTGGAGGTGGTGGAGCAGGTCCCAACATTGAGATTCGCGGAATGCCAAACATGTTTTTCCAAAAACGTGTTCTAAAACCCGAACCAATCGAAAAAGATTTGCACATTACAATCAAACAATCTTATGAAGGTGCTGTTGTTCAAGTTGAAGTTGAACGTGTTATACGTCACGAAAACACACAAACAGTCGAGACGGAATTATTGATTGTGAACGTTCCTCAGGGCATTGATCAGGGAGACACAATTGTATTGCAAAACAAGGGGCATGTTATGGCGTCCGTGGCGGGCGATGTGAAACTAAACATTCATGTGAAAAATGATACCGAGTTTAGACGAACTGGTCTTGATTTATATTTTACAAAAACAATTACATTGAAAGAAGCATTATGTGGATTTAAATTTAAATTTGACCATTTAAATGGAAATCAAATGACATTGAATGTAAATGTTGTCATTTTTACGGGTGCAAAACAGGTGATCAAAAATCTAGGAATGGTTAAGGGAGATGCGGTCGGCAACTTCATTTTGGAGTTTGTTGTTACCTTTCCCGAATCGTTGACACCAGAGCAGAAGACACAGATTTCTGAGATTTTACAATAGCTTCCTTACCATAATTTGGTAAGATATCATAAAAATAATATAAATACATTTTTATAATATCACATAGTTCGTTGATGTTACCAAAATTCATTCATTATTTATCTACGCCAATCGGCATTTATGGATTATGGATCGTTTTGCATTTTATAACACCACATTTGTACACATATTTTTGTACATCCATCACTCCATATGGATTTCTTATTTCACCCTTTATGGCTCCGGCCCCACATTGCACTGCATTTCGTTGGATAATATATACCGGCGGAAACATGATAACAACGATGTGGGTGGTGATTGGTGGATGGTTTATTAAGAGAACATTATTGACCACGTCGTCTACGTGACGAAGATTTTTTATTCTTCTTGTTCTTGTTCTTAGTCTTTTTGTTTGACTTTCGAACACGTTTTCCGCCCTTTTGATCCTCTTCTACTGGAGGTTCTTCTTCTACTGGAGTAGGTTCTTCTTCTTTCTCTTCTACTGGAGGAGGTTCTTCGTCTTTCTCTTCTACGGGAGGAGGTTCTTCGTCTTTCTCTTCATTGGGTGCTTCCTCAGACGCAGACGGATTTTTGCTAGATGTGTCATTTTTGAAAAATGTATAATATCCTAAAATCGCAGTTGATATTCCTATACAACCATACGAAATATTGGTAGGATTTGTAATCATGTTGCTAATTTGATTTATTGTACTTTCGGAACCCATTATCTGTATATAATATATACATATTATATTATATGCTCTCTAATAAAAACAATCATTTGATTAAAAAATTTATAAAAGGAGGAAACACAATTATTAAGCAAGAGTCATCGGTGCTACCAGACTCTTTACAGAAGTCTTTGAAAGAAGACTTGAAAGAAGACTTGAAAGAAGACTTGAAGGAAGACTTGAAGGAAGACTCCTCAATACCGTATCCTGACCAAAAATATTTATACAGAAACATATCATCACAACCCAAATTGAATGCTATTAAAACGTATGTATGTGCATTTAATCAAACAAACTTTGTTAAATATATTGTTGATACTCAAGCATCCTTTCCATCTTTCATATTTTCTACATCATTAACTCAAAAGGGTGGATTTTTAGATGATGACAGTTCGAGTAGTGATTTAGACACATTGTTTCAAAAAGATGTGACCGATTTTGTAAAAACCTTTTATAAAAACCAAACTGGAGGGAGTGATCGATCTCTTAGTCCTTTGTCATCCGATTCCCTTAACCAACCCGGCGATAATTCATCCGATTCTCTTAACCAATCCGGCGATAATTCATCCGATTCCCTTAACCAATCCGGCGATAATTCATCCGATTCCCTTAACCAATCCGGCGATAATTCATCCGATTCTCTTAACCAGTCCAACGATGTTTCATCCGATTCTCTTAACCAGTCCAGCGATAATTCATCCGATTCCCTTAACCAATCCGGCGATAATTCATCCGATTCTCTTAACCAGTCCAACGATGTTTCATCCGATTCCCTTAACCAGTCCAGCGATAATTCATCCGATTCTCTTAACCAATCCGGCGATAATTCATCCGATTCTCTTAACCAGTCCGGCGATGTGCAACCTGAATACATCGGATACCTATTACACCCAAATGAACCAGACAGCATATTTGTCTTTGTTAACACATCTGATGTAAGTTTGAAACCAGAATATACAACATGCATACTGAACGAACTGTTTCATACATTCAAAGTATACGAGACACACGTTGACGAATCTGTAAAAACCCTTTTCGAAAACAATCAATGGCTCCTTAACAAAAATGAACCATACAGCGGTTATCTATGCAAGCTCAATGAAGACAAACAACTAGTAAACACAAACGACGAAGCATCTTTAATCAACGTTGACTCCATTGGCGATTTATTTTATTTTAGTTTCTTACCACTTGATAAAGAGAACGCGAGGTCAAACAAAAGATATGCGATATTTCCAAATGAATATGTTTGTATTTTGAATGAGACACAAAAGGCAGAATATCTCTTGGATAAACAATCATATTCCGACGATAAATCAATATATTTCAAAGGAGAGATATTGACAAACAAACAAGAAGGGCATGAATTCTTTTGTGTAAAAACCCCGTCTCAGTTTTTAGAATATTAAAATAGTTATATTTTATACTATGGAAGATACAAAGAATCCAATGACAGCGAGTTTGGTGGAAGAGAGTCCGATTATAGACATGTCGATTACAGACACCCCAATGACAGAGAGTTACTTCAATACACCGATTGTTATCATGCCAGTTTTAATCATATTAGCCGGAATATTCTATGGAATCACATTCGCATTTGACAGCTCACAGATTCGATTTATACTGTATTGTGGAACCGTATGGAGTATCTGTCTCGCATTTATCTATTATGTAAATCATAGTAAGAATCAAACTCAGACTTTGTTATCATCCTCCGCTGAATAAGTATCCAAAAATCGACTCAATATCGCATCATCAATCGTATTGTTTAGTGCACCCTCGATCTCATCTTTCAATGGTGGTCGTCCATAATTCTCAGTAAATTTTTTCACATAATCTTGAATATTATTCATATTCAATTCATCCGCCTGCTGTTGAATCTTTTCACGCTCTGCATTGATCCGTTTTTCGTTTTCTTCTTTGATCCTCGATGCGATTCGTTTTTCGTAATCTTCTTGCATTTTAGTAATCTTTTGAGAGACAACCGAGTAAATCAGTTCTTCATTTTTATTGGTCGGCGTAGAAGGAGGAGGAAGAGGAAGAGGTGCAGGCACCTTATACCAAGGGTGGCGATCGTCGTCTGTGCTTACAATGATGTTGCACACATCCGGTTTCTTGAGTTTCTCGAACATAGCGGCCTTCTTTGTCATCTCTTCCTTCTTCGTAGCTTTGAGTGTATCCTTTTTCTTCGAACAACATTGCAACCAAGTCTTGGGTTGGCCAGAGAAGGTCTCCAAGAACTCATTTGTGATCGAAATCGGAATCGACGGACTCGTCTCCATCAATCTGTCAAACTCTTCGCGATTTGTCTTTAAAAATCTGCCAGCATCTGTAGAACGTTCGTCGGGGTGTTTTGCCAACTCAATCCGAATGTTCCGTGCATACTTGTCCCAGGCAATTGCAGAGACGCGATGGGATTCATTGTACTCGGAGATCTTCAAATACTGTTGGATGGTTGTTAGAATACCAATGAAGATGTTGACTGAGCCGATCACCATCGGTGCCATGGTTTGCATCGAGACTGGTAAACTGCCTTGTGCAAAAGACGCGGTTCCTGAGATGGTAGACAAGATAATTGCAGGAATTGTAAACCACGCGTGCATGTATGAAAACCGTTGATGCGAACGTGTGTGCAACCATTTATAACACTTTGCGATATCACACCACTCTACTAAAATTCTCTCATTTTCGTCTGACCAACTAACAAACACTGAGTTTGATTCTTGGGAACTCAGTTCTTGAGAGATTGGCTCTAAAGCTGGCTGATCTGTCATCATTATAAAATAGTGAGTATATTTTTTTTCAAAATCATAAAACAATATACAAAAAAAAAGTCAAAATCATGACTCACAACAAAAAGTTTTACATATCCGTCGGCGGTCGGTCCGGGTATAGCATCCCTTCCAATAAAAAATTCTTTGAAAATAGACTCAAACAATTTTTTGAAACCTATGATGCTGGCAATGTGAAGTTGTTTAAACTTGATATCCGTTACTCATATAAAAGCTATCATGCGTTTATCTCTTTGTCTTTCACGACGCGTCAGCGTTTGAACCAACTTGTTGAAATGATAGATTCATCAAAAAACAATCATGTGATTATCTCCCCTGGTTGGAAAATCTACAACTATATTCCAAAACACGAACGAAAACTGAACACTGGATTTTGCGAAGAAGAAGAAGAAGAAGATGGAGTTGAACCTGATAATAATGAAAATGAAAATGTTTTCGACGACGAACCCTTCAATGAGTATGTCGGACCTGTATCAGATGGTAACATCGAAACAGTCAACAGTGAAGGAGTCCACAGTGAAGGAGATAATAATGAGAATGAAAATGTTATTGAAGACGAACCCGACAATGAGTACGGCGGACCTATATCAGCTGGCAACAAGTCAGATAGAAGCGACAGAGTCGATAACAATGATCCAGCGGATATTGAAATCATTGAAACGATTCATGAGGACGATGAGTATGAGAATGACCAAGATATGGAACGCATTTATACGTGGCTAATCACGCCATCAAAAACGATCGATCATGAGATCAATTCTGCATTTCGATGGTTGAGACGTCCTTATTGGGAGAATTGAACGTTTTTTTTCGAAAGTATATTTATAAAATGGAGAGCGAGATACAAAAATTGATCAATCAGTTTGTTGAAATAAAACACACAATTTTGCAAATCATTGAGACGACCTCGGTGATAAAACAAAAATTGACACATTTGAAAGAAATATATGTTAACTTAATCAAACACAACTCTAAAAAAATCTTTTTAATCTGTCTCGAGTCTTTTCATTTTCAATACAAGGTTATGAATGTTGAAATCGAGAACATGCATAAACACTTTTTACTATTGACAAACCACACCTATTGTGATTATTCGAATCTGTATTCAATATTGCACAAAGCATTCGCAGAACATGAGATCACAGTACCTACCGAAAAACAACATCCTCTTTATAAAGATGTTGATCCGTTTTCCGAATATAAAACCGAAGAGATAGAACTGGTTTACAACAATTCCATCGAGTTGATTTCATTCTTGATCTCTCGATTTAGAGAAAAGGAAGCGGTGGTCAATAAATACGTTTCGAAATCGCAAAGTGGTTTTCAAATCTCAAACTTCATAAACACATTGGAGTACGAAAACCACGTGTTAAAAGATCAAATCACCCTCTATCTGAACTATTGCACGTTTTTCCAATCCAGTCAGACCAAATATTTTAGTAAGTTGTTTAATAAAGTCACGACGCTTCATGATGAAATCAACGCAGAGATTGTTTTCCACGAAACTCCTTGGGACAAAGTGTCGATCAATGAAAATGATACGTTAGTTCAAGATGTAAAAGAGAAACCTGCAGTGAAGCAATGGTCTCGTGAAGAAGACGAAGATCTCATTGGGATTTCAAAAGAAGAGATTGGAGACATTTGATTAAAATGAAATTTGAAATTGATTGATTTTTATCATACCAATTTAAAAATATATTCTACCAAAGACAATATTTCCAAATCATTATAATCAAACTGTTGAATATGACAAGATAAATTTGTAATTAAATTTTGTTTATAAAAGTTCATCATTTTTTTATCTTGAACTGGAAAACACTGTCCATTATAATAGGACAAACAATTATATGTATTACTAATTATCTGCGAATTGTGTTTATTATATTTATTCATATTTGACATAATATAATTTTGTATTTGAAATAAATGTTTAACAAAATTGTTCAATTTTTTTGATAGTTTGGTTTTACATTTTTGTTTTTCCAATTCGGTAATTATTCTCTCATTATTACTACAACAATATTGTGTTTTAATTGCGTATAATTGCGGTTTTATAATAAGTTCGTAATCTGCTTTATAAATTTCATTATTATGTTTATAATCTTTCAATAATTCAAACAATTGTTTTTCCGCTTGAATTGGTTGTTTAACTTCAAATAATTCTATACATTCAACATCCGGAAAATATGTTCCATATCTTTGGATTAAATGTTGTTTTACTAATTCAGGTGTTTGTTTATTAGCAGTATACCCTAATTTATACATATCATCCATTTTATATAATGAATTTGTTATACAATATATCCATCCGCTCATTTAATTATTTGTACGTAATAATATCTAATTGAGTTTTAATTATATATTATGAATCTTTATTTCATAAAACAAAAGATCTAAAACAAAAAAGTCTTGATCGTCTTTTTCTTATTATATCTTCGATTGCCCTTTTTGTTTTTGTTTGTGTTGTATTTTGGTTTTCGATTTGACATCGGCTTTGGTTTCGCGTCATGTTTGGCTTGCGGAGAAAACAAAAACTCGGTTCGTTTTTTCAGATTGTTCATTTTACGCACATGTCTCCGCTTCATGTTCGGATTATATTTCAAAAACCACTCGTCGTATTCCGGCGTGTCCTTTTTGTCTTTCAACTCTTTGTATTTATCTGCCTTGTCGGATCGAATCTGCTCAAGAGTACTCTGTTTTCCGATACATTTGAGAGAAAACCGTTTCAATAATCCGCGTTGCTTCAACCGGTTCTTTTCCTGCACGTCGAATAAAAACATCGCCATGCACAAGATCTTGTCTTTGTTATAATATTTCTTTTTCGCATACATGAATGCCAAGTAGAAAGACAAGAGAGTATCGATCGTCGCGACATTCACACTCAATCCATTCTCGATAGTGATCGTGTTGTAATTGTGACAAGCAATCGGTTCATATAAGAATGCCACAGATTCGTCGTCGATCTTAATCTCAATGTGTTTTGGGATGATCTCGTTGATCTCCGCGTGCTGGATCATGACAATCTTCTTGTGTATGTGTTCCTCCAACCGCTCTTTTAATATGATGGCGACTTTTTCGACATCCTCTACAATCACGTCGAAATCCGCCGTTTTCTGGACCTTTCGCTTCTCCTTCTCTGGCATATACTCGGAGTACAATGTGCACGCATACCCGCCAATGAATATGGCGTCGATGGATATCAAGGTGTCTCGAATCACGATGTGTATGTCTTCTTCAACTCTATCTGCGGATGGCTCCTTATCTTTCTCCTTCGATTGACTCATAATCTTGTGCAATGTCTTCTCTTCCATTTTCTTTTGGAAATCCACCATTTCGCAATTCACCGATGGGTTCACTGGATAATGATTGTTCAACAACACCAATCGTTTGAATACCTTCTCCCAACGACTCACGTCGCCCATCGGACGAGAGAGTTCTAAATACATGTTCATTCTTAAGAAATTCGCGGGGCAATACTTAATACCCGCCACCTTGATCGAATCGGTATACAACGAGTCAAATATGTCTTCGTGCAGATATGTGATATCCGCAATCGGAATGAAGTTGACAAACACCTTGTAGGTTCCGTGGTGGATTCCGGATTTCGCCTCAACCTCTATATATTTCGCATCCGCATATCGATTCGCCAATTCGATCGCGTCGTTTAACGCATTCTTTGAGTAAAAATCGTAGTCGGGGATTTCCAACTCGCGGTTGTAAAACTGGCTCTGTTTTGGCAAGATGTTGTTGATCGCGGTTCCTCCATAACAAATCAAGGGTTTCTCTTGTAAAAATCTTTCTAAAATCTCTACAATCTTTTTCACGTCCTCGTTCATGGCCGTTTTCTTCCCTTTTGTTTCCTCACTCTCGTCAACCGCTTGACGCAAAATGGCGAGTTCACATTCTTCGAAACTCATTTTGTTGTTGCAAATCGATGGTTCGTATTTGTTTTGCATGGTTATTATATATATTAAGAAAGGATAATAAGGAAACCGATGATAAGGAAACCGATGTTAAGGAAACCGATGGTTTCCTTATACTCGATACGCTTACTCCTTCCTTTGTTTATCCTTTTTTTCCTTATGGGATTAAGCATGGGATTAAGCATGGGATTAAGCATGGGATTAAGCTACCCGAGTATAAGGAAGGATCATAAGGAAACCTTGGTTTCCTTACTAGAACCAACCATTTCCAAGAGGAGCCGCGGGTTTACTCGGCACGGCGGATTTGATTTTTCTTTCTTGTTTCTTTATTGCATCTGTGTCCACAGTGGACTTTCCAATCAAATAAGAGATTGTCACAAGTGATGATTGTGCATCGTTGAATATGTCTTCATAGTTATCTAGATTCTTGTTTCCACCTTCGTAAAACTTGTACAAAATGAATTGAGGGTAAGCATGCTCGAATATTGAAGTCGAATCTATATTTGTGTGATCCGTGTCTGGCACGACCATATCGAATGTATCAATGGTCGTCGAGAGTTCATCGCCTTTTGGTAATATTTTATTGCGATTCTGTCGGGTAAACTCGGTCTCTGTCAGTTTGGTGATTCCTTTGTATTTATTCACTTCTATATTTGCAAAATTGGTGTTATCCGAAGATATCACAATCACCTTTCCCATAATATCTCTCAACTTTGTTGATCCGGTTACCTCGATTGCTTTATTATTTGTGTCTTTGTATAATGTGGTTGGAAATGCATTGGTCAACAATGATATCACATTTATTGCTGAACTACTTCGCAAATGTAAAAACAATGGACTATAGGGTGACGGTGAAAACGTTGTGAATGCTTGGCTACTCACTCTACTAAATATTGTAGATAATGGTATATTTCCAACTGTTAGATTTTTAGTTGTCAGATCACTCGTCACTTCAAAATCCAATAACCTACAACCGCGTTTTAAAACAGCACTAATCGCTTCTACGTCCACACCACCATCCTCATTAAAATGTGCACTATTATAAGAAGACTTTACGACGAATTCACGCAAAGGTAAATCTGAGTATTTGGGTTGGAGCGGTTGGATTGAAAGCGGATAATCGCGTTGATTCATATCATCTACTGTTGTAAATCCTTCTTTCTTCTGAAGTTCGGTCTCTGCTTGTTTTTTAATTGCACTTCGCGTTTTTAACAAATTGTATACGATGAATATTGTGGTCAAGACAATCACTAATATTATAAACTTCATGGCAATGTGCATGTTCGAGTATATATATATCGATTGGAAAACATATTTTTAACAACAACAACAACAACAATAATACGTTTATTTTTATTGTTGTTTATACCTTTGCAAAGGTTTATACAAACACACTCTGCACCGGCCCCATCATACCATATCTGTCTTTGAATTCGCGATAGTGGACATGGCTTTTCAATTGCTTTCCAGACGGGACGACATATTCAGACCCTTTCTTGAATGTCAGCGTTGCCTCACCCAAATCATTGGCTACAACAACGCCGCTATTACTAAAGTCGCCATATGCCTCCTCTACCTCCAAGACCTTGTCATTCGGTTTTGCTGCCCAATAGACAACCTTGGCATTCGGTGCAACATGAACTTGAACTTTGGTATCTCCTCCTACATTTGTCTTGAGAGGAACGATTGAAGAAGGCATCACAGTGTCTCCTAAAAACGGCAACCACGTGTCGCGATCAAAAGCGAGGATGACTGCACTGATTGCGAAAATTCCATATATGATTTTGCAAATCATGGGGATACGTGTTTTCTTGCTCAAATAATCTGCTAAATTGAAATCGAAAATCATGGCTCCGTAATGAGCCGCACCAAACAAGACAATTCCCATCATTATCATTCGCAAAGTGTACATCATGTAAATCTCGGTCATCTATATATATATTTGCAAATATAATATTCACCATTCATTTTTTGTTGTAATCCTCACCATTCATTTTTTGTTGTAATCCTCACCATTCATTTTTTGTTCGAAAGATTCCTGAGTTCCTCGATTTTTTGCAATTTGTGAATTTTTTGCAATCCCTGGTTTTTCTGCAATCCCTGCAAAATATCAAAAATTAATTGTTTGCAATCCCTCATTGTAATACCGATCCCTCCAACAAAAAATGCAAAACCCTTTTCCACCATTAGACCAACCGACCACTTACGTCGGACCCACTCCTGAATCAAACTGGGTGATTCCTGGCGTACTTCTCGTCGGAGCCTTTCCTGCTGAAATAGACGACACAATCACCTTCTTTCAACTGTCTGAGATTCTAAAGAGTAGAATAAACAAGTTTGTATGTTTGCAGAATGAATATCGGATAGACGCTCAAGAAGAGATGTGGAGATCGGGCGAAGCACTTCGGCCTTACTTCAAAGATGTTGTAAATATCGTAGAAAACAAGGATAAATTTGAGACTTTTAATAATTCCGCAGTGTGTGACAGTGCAGAATTGTCTTTTGTACATTTTCCAATTCAAGATTGTGGTGTTGCAAATGATACGGAGGTATTGTTTTTATGTCAACAACTCGTGCAATCCATTTATGAAGGAAACAGGTTATATATCCATTGTTGGGGAGGTCACGGAAGAACCGGTACGGTGGTTTGCATCATGCTATGTATCATGTACGAAATCTCTGCAGAGGAAGCGATGGAACGATGTCAAATCGTTCATGACATGCGTGAACACTATGTTGATGTTGGATCTCCGCAAACTCAAATACAAAGAGATCAAGTAACGCGAATTGTTGCTATGATTCGAAAACCAGTCGAGTTTACTGATGTATCGGCGTATCTAAACTTCAAACCGGATGAGATAGATGCACTATGTGAAGCCGTTGATGATATATGAAGAAAACCTACGGTTTACCATCAAACCTTTCCCCTTATGAAGAAAACCTTTCCCCTTATAAAGAAAACCTACGGTTTCCCCATCAAACCTTTCCCCTTATATTTTGTTCGATTTCCTCCTTTAATTTTAAGTGCAAATGCAAAATAGAATTTAACAACACAAAAAAACAATTTAAATTTTGTATTTATATATATAACAAACAAGAATGGCAGGTGGATTACTAAATCTTGTCGCCGAAGGAGCAAACAACACAATCATACAAGGAGGCGATAATCAAAAAACACTGTTTCGAGCAACATATAAAAAAATTACAAACTTTGGACTCCAAAAGTTTCGCATCGATTATGACGGACAACGGAGCTTGCGAACCGGCGAGGCATCTGTCTTCTCGTTCAAGATGCCGCGTTACGCCGAGTTGCTTATGGATACCTACGTGGTGATTTCATTGCCGCATATATGGAGTCCTATCTATCATCCATCTGAGGGTACAACCAACAACTGGGCCGCCTATGATTTTAGATGGATAAGAGACATTGGCTCGCATATTATAAAAGAGATCGAGGTCAAATGTGGAAACTTCACTTTGCAGAAATACTCGGGCGAATATTTAGCCGCAATGGTTGAACGCGATTTCAGCGAGGCTAAAAAAAAACTGTTCAATCAAATGACTGGCAACGTGGAAGAGTTTTACGATCCAGCAAACAGTTTTGGTCGTGCAAACACCTATCCGTCCGCCTATTACACAGGCACCAATTTGGGGAGCGAACCATCGATTCGAGGTAGAAATCTCTATATACCCATTAACGCATGGTTCACAATGGACAGTAAATGTGCGTTTCCGATGGCGGCATTGCAATATAACGAACTTGTCATCAATGTCACGCTAAGACCCATTGAAGAACTCTTCCAGGTGAGAGACGTGTTTGATAAAGTGAACGATTTTCCATATGTCCGACCAAATTTGACAGAGGAACGATTCAATATATACCGATTTTTACAAACACCCCCTGCTGTGAACATCAGTCGAGAGAACTATCAAAACACCACAAACACTTGGGACGCAGACATTCATTTATTGGCGACGTACTGTTTTCTCTCGAAAGAGGAGACAAAAACATTCACAGCAGAGAATCAGGTGTATCTCATCAAAGACGTGTTTGAGTACAATTATGAAAACATCACTGGAGCCAAAAAGGTGAAGGTGCAGTCGACCGGCATGGTATCGAACTGGATGTGGTACTTGCAGAGGAATGACGTGTTTTTGCGTAATGAGTGGAGCAATTATACGAATTGGCCATATCGGACGATTCCAAGTGATATTGCACCGGCACCGATTATAGGAACCGATCCAAATATTTATTTAGATGAAGACTCGACGAACTACGTCGGCCCTTGGATCAATCCAAATGGCCAAAACACAGGCTATTTCCTCAGCGGAGAGTACACCGTCGAAAATCAAAAAGAGATTCTCGAAACCATGGGGATCCTCTTCAACGGCGAATATCGCGAGAATCTCATGCCAAGAGAGGTCTACGAGTATGTAGAGAAGTATACCCGGACGAAAGGGTCTGCTAGTAACGGCATATACTGCTACAATTTTTGTTTGAACTCGGATTCGTCGGAATATCAACCCACAGGTGCGATCAATCTCTCCAAATTCAAAACGATCGAGCTTGAAATCAACACGTTTATTCCGCTCTTTGATTTACAAAACAACAATTTCCAAATCACTTGTAACCAAGAAGGTCAGGTGATTGCAACGAACTCTCCCACCTGGCGGTTATTCGAGTATAGTTATAACATGAAACTGTTTGAGGAAAGATACAACGTGTTGTCTTTCGTAGGTGGTTATTGTGGACTTTTATATGCCAAGTAAAAATATATAATGGCAACCAAGTGGCTTAAAGAAGCAAAGAAGGGTTATGAGACTGATGATAATGGTGATGATAATAATGATAATAATGATAATGAGGTAACAGATAAAGAACCGTTGGACACAATTACTGGCAGTGGTTTTGATAATATCAATGGACTTTCTCTCGAAGAAGAAGAAGAAGAAGAAGAAGAAGAGGATGACGACGAAGATGAAAAAAGAAAAAAAGAAAAAAACGACATATCGTCAGTTTGGACAATTATAAACACATCTGTTTTGGCATTGGCGTCTTTGTATTTAGCATACAATCTGATTTTTAATATCACCGATGGAAATGTCGAAATTCCCAAAATCAATGATGGTAACAACGCAATCACAATGCTGTTTACAAAAATCGTGAACTTCATAACGAGCTGTATTACCGGGGTATTGAATTTCACCAAAAACATGAGTCCATACTTCGGATACAAAACCATCTTTATTCTCTTCTTGGTGGTTTCGAATCTACTCTTACGACCCTTCGTGTCAAACATCACCGAGTTTTTTAAAGGATTGTCGAAACAGAAATCAAAGAACGTACTTCGATATCTGTTTTTGAATTTTAAGAAACAGAACAAGCTTCTCTCGATATTGTTCTTTTTCTTTTTATTAAAGGCCGTTTACACTTTGGCCACTGACAAAGGCGGACCGATCACTGCATTCTTTGTCGCGAATCCGTTTTTGTCTTTGTTGGCCTTGTTTTTGTATGTCGTGTTTCTGTACCCAATCACGATTCCGCTAGCATCTTTTGCAATCTATTGCGTACTCATCTATTATTGTTTTTTTACGATGATCCAGAAATATTTCACCGGATCATTGGGACCGCAATATTCGAGTGCATCGTCGTTTTCTGAATTGCTTACCATGATTACCGATCTGATCAACAAGGGCACCACAGGAATCAAAGACCTCCACTACGTGTATTTGATTGTGATTCTACTCTCATTTATCCCCCTGATTGCAAAAATCCATTCCGGGTATTTACAAGCAGGATTGTCTGTAGTGTTAACTGGATTGTTGTCGCTGTGTTTGGTTCTCAAGTATCCTGACATTTTTAATAGGATTGCCGGATTATTCGTCAAGTAACATCAGTGCCATGGCTGCATAATTGTGTAGATCAATCAGGGTGTCGCGGATGCCCTCGTCATTCACGAGGTTTACGCCGTTCTTGGTGATCGACATCGATCGCTGCAACTTGTCTTCGATTCGCATGAGTACTCCGATCACTCCATATTTGGCAAACGCATCGCCATAATCAATGTTTTTTTTCGTAAACAGTTCCAATGCCTCTGCCTGGACTTTTTTCATTTGTTCTACGCGATTTGTCATCCTTTTATCTAATAATATAATCATTGAGGTGTGTTTATATTATTATTATTATATCATCGACTCATCTAACTGAAAGAGCGGCACCGACTTCGACGATTCTCCCAGCATCGGTCTAGGAATTGAAGATGAAGATGAAGACGAAGGCTTTTGTGTTGTAGTCAACAGTTTTTGCAATTGCAAGTTGATACCTTCTAGTTCGGTTATGCGTTCTTGATACACACGGATCTGCTCCCCCTGCTTCGTCAACATATCGGCAATCTGAGCCATCGTCATAGCAACTGGCGGCTTCCCAGGTTCATTCAACATGATTTGACCATTCTTCTCCGCCTCTGCTTGCATCATCCTGTTGCGTTCTGCCTCGATCTCGGCAATCTGTTTCAACACATCGGGCTTCATTTTCACATCACCCGGTTCATATTTCTCGAGCATCGGATCGATGTCTTCCATGAAAAACTTTTTAATACTCGATTCTTTCTCCAGTTTAATAAAGTCCGATACCTTCTTCGGCGACTCCTTAACATAATCGGGGTGGGGATTGTCCAACAGTTTTCGCTTGTCAAAGGTGTTTTGTTCATGCGAAAAACACAAGATGGTCTTCATCGGATCCAACTGGACAAATGGGATCGTATACCCTTTCAAAAACTCTCTCTCCTCTGCAACCGCTGCGTGGTCTTGGTATCGCGTTTGCTTCAAGAGTTCAGCACGAAATGCGAATGTTCCTGCGGTTGCATGACTCGGTCCGTATGGCCCGAACTGGATCATTTTCTTGATGTGTTTGAAATAAATGTAGATCTCACTGGATCCAGCACACAATGCATGTTTGTTCTCCATTAACGTGTCTACCGCGTGAGAGACACGCTCGGGTGGATAATAGTCGTCATCATCCATGTAGACAATCATGGTTCCAGTGGCTTTGCTGTGCATGTAGTTGCGTTTTTCGCCCAGAGATACCTTTTTAGGCAATTCGAAGTATTTGATCTGGGTGATGCCGGACTTGTCGACCAGGTCTTTGATCTTGTCTGTGCCGTCGTCGACGATGATCCATTCGATGCGGTCTTTCGGGTACGTTTGGTTCTTGAAACATTCGAACAGTGTTGGGAAAAAAGGGCGGCGATTGAATGTCGGTGTACAGATACTCACAAGTGGGGTAATATTTTTCGTCAACTTGGGGGTATGGGATTTTGCTTTGACCATATTTATGTATATCTTTCTTTTTTTGTTTATATTGTTTTTTTTGGTCAATGATTCCTCTCGATAATTTTTATGTACATTCTATATATACATAAAATGAGCAAATCAGAACAAGGTGTTTGTATTGATTTCAATAATAGTAACACAGTAAAACAAACAGTTCCAATGGGTATTCGTAAACCATTGTGGGCTCATTTGACAGCCAACAAGAAAGCAGAAAAAACAGACAGATTTGACCTTGCCGTTGTAAAGAATGAAGTGTCGGAAACTTATAACTATATACTTATCGAGTTACAAAAAATCACTACTGATGAATATGATACATATGAAAATGAAAAATTATTTGATATCATCGATTTTTATAACAAGTTTGCTATTGATGTATTAGATATTGATGTCACAGATTTGAGAATTAAAATTGAATCGAAAATCTTAGAATTTTTTGATTCAGGGTTATTAAAAGATATTATTGGAGACGAAGAACTTGATATTTCTAGAAAGACAAAGTTTATAAATATAATTGATTGTATTAAAAACATTGATACGAAAAATAAAATCATTTGGCCAATGAAAGACAGGAACCACACGACAACTAGTATTGTCGAGATCTTGACAGACAAAAATACATATTCATATTCGCCGAAACATGAATTATATGAACCACATAGAACACTTGTTAGTAAAGTCGAAAACATGTTTACAGAAGCAGTTAAGCCAAGTATTGCAGAATCTTTTTTAGAAGACTCGTCAAATGATGGGTCAACTGATACAGACTCTCCATTAACAACGTCTCGATCAACAACTGACTCTGATTCTCGTCCTTCAACCGCTAGGTCATTCGATTCTGATTCTCGTCCTTCAACCGCTAGGTCATTCGATTCTCCTTCTCCTTCTCCTTCTCTTTCTCCTTCTCCTTCTCCTTCTCCTCTCGTACCTTCTGACGATCGTTTGGTAAATACCACACTAAAAATTAAACCGAATGCGATGAAATCAAAAATTTCATCCAAAATATGGGCTCTCGGTGGCAAAAAATCAAGAAGGAAACCGAAAAAGAAGAAGAGAACTATTCGTCGTCGAATTCGTCAATAACCACATCCTTCTTCACACTTCTGTCTAAATATCGATAGATTCGTTTAATATCGAGTTTATTGATGTCATATGTCTCAAATATCTTCTCCAATGCATTCAACACATTCGTATCATTGATGATGTCTTGCCCTTTCTCCATGTAAAACAGTCGCATCTCGTGAAAAAACGAAATCAAATCCTTCTTGTCCATATCCATTTTTTGACACAGGTCGTAGATAAACTCAATGTTGTTATACTCCGTCGAATACTTCGTCAACACCTTCGTGAACCTTATCTCTTTCGGGGTCTCTTGTTTTACCGATTTCTGCAAATGATACAGTCGATTGTTGTTAAAGGTCTTCATCAAGCTACTCATTTCATTAAAATGCCATATCTGGTTTTGAAAGGTGATTCGATCAATATAATCGGAATAACAGATGTTCTCTAAGAATCGCAGATAGAATGGCAAGGATTGTTCCGCCTTCGCTGGGATCACATCCACGATGTTTTCGTGCCAAAGGAGAGCCACCGTGGTGCGATCCGTTTCGTTTATGATTGTGTTGTGGTCATCCATCTTGTAAGGATGCTCGATCAATGACTTTGTGATCTTCGTCGTGTCTTCGTTGAAGGTTTTCACATTGAGGATGTTCTGCAAGATATCCGAGTTTATCATCTCGGGTTTGCTGTCATATAGTTTTTGTATGAATCCGAGCTTCCTCAGATCCCCCTTGGTGTAGTTCTCGATAATCCCAATCTGTGAATTGTCGATCTTGGGAAACATGGTGGTTATCAAACTCGTCATCTGTACGCTGGTCGGCGTCTTGATTTCAAACACATTGCAGACCTTCATCAACTCTTTGATCTTTTTATCGACGTTGTAGTTTCCGATGCAAATGATGGGGTTCAGTGTCATGTTTTCGAGTTTCTGCTTCTTTGTCTTTTTCTGTCGAATCAGCTTGATTAGTGCGGTTAATCCACCCTTGTCGCCGCTGTTCATTCCGTCAATCTCGTCCATCACGATTGCGATTTTTTTGACGCGTTTGTGCATCAGGTCCAAGACATTGCACGATGAGATGGTGTTGCTCGTGATGTTGTCGATCAATGCCTTGTTTCTCACGTCTCCTGCGTCATAGTGAATCACGTCGTATTGCAGCCTTTTCAAAATCTCGGTCACAAAAGTTGTCTTGCCAACGCCGGACGATCCGTATATGTAAAATCCCTTTTTGAAATTCAGGTTTTTATGGTTTTTTTCAAAATTACCGAGTATCTCGCAAATCGCGGCTTCGGTTTCTGTTCTATTAAAAATCGTATTCATGTTTATTGTAAGTAATTAAGTTAACTTTAATTACAATAAAAATATATTATAATGTTATGCGTTTGAACGCAATAAAGGGAACTACGTTCCCTTTTGATCCCTCCTTTTAAGGAAACCCATGGTTTCCTTATGATCCTTCCTTAGCATGGGATTAAAAGGGAACGGCAGTTCCCTTTCTAACGGCCAAATCGACTGAAATCGGATGTCATTGCAATGTAGTTGCTCCCCTTCGGTTGTAACTTTCCATTGTACGAATACATGTCAGTTGGTTTGGCGTTTGGCAAGGATGAGACACCGGTTGTGTTGCTTCCTGGGCGGTAATCCGATTGGGCTTTGGATTGGTAAGTGGATGCACCCTTGGAACCGGATTGGTAACCTGTAGCACCATCACTGCTGCTTGTGTTCTCTGGACCATTATACGATTGTTTGTATCCAGTGCGTTCTAATCCGAGGCGGTCAGCAGTTGATCCAAGCAAGTTGCCAGCGGCATCAAATGTTTTGCCTACGATGTTTCCAGCGGCATCAAAGGTTTTGCCCACAATGTTTCCAGCAGTATCTAGTGTTTTTCCCACGACATTTCCTGCAGTATCCACTGTGGTGTTTACAACATTTCCTGCAGTATCCACCGTCGAGTTTACAATGTTTCCGGCAGTTCCGACTGCCGAGTTTACAATGTTCCCTGCGGTTCCTACCGTGTCGCTCACGAAATTGCCGGTTGATGTCTTGTTATTAAATGCAAGCGAGTTCATATCCGAGGTTTTGGTTCCGGAGCCTCCGCTTCCGCCGCAGTTTGTGCAGACACCTTGGCAACCCGGGCATGCTGGGCATACCGGTGGGACAATCTGCGTTTTTAACAGGTAGTCGTTCGAGTTACCGAGTGTGTTTGAATTAAAATACATGTACCACTTGGAAAATGCATTCATCACATCCGAATTGTTGCTAATATCTACAGCCACGCCAGATCCGGGCACTGTTACACCATTACTTGTGTATAAGCCATTTTTAGTAAACCGTTTGCACGTCACCAATCGCACAGCATTATCCGAATCAAGAGAGTTTGCAAACACTAATAGAATCGTATTGTCATTGTTTGGCCAGTACATGATTGTGTGGTTGGCCGCCTTAATAAAGTAAGGAGTGTTGCTGATTTGTGCAAATGCTCGGTCTGCTGCCGGTGTGGTTGTCGATGTACTCGTGGAATATGTGACGTCCGGGTTTTGATCATTGACGTGACTTGCGTTTCTGTAATAGACCTTCAGCGATTTACTTGTCCCTGTTCCTGTTTGGATCAACAGGTTGCCATTTGTCGGATCGTATTTGACATTGTTCACGAGTTGGTACAATCCCCGATTGGGTGCATAATAGTCATCAAACACATTGCTGCCGTCTTTGCCATCATTTACATAGGTGTAGGTGGAGGTCAACAACACCTTTCTAGACTCATTTAGGTTGTTGTCTGCAACAATGTATTTGTTCGTAAGACTCTTCACTTCGCCAGTATAGTATGCAGCAACCGCGGGTTGATATGTTCCAGAATAGGTTACGCTCGTGTTTCCAGTGGCTGTGTTCCCCGCAGTACTCACGTTTGTCACGTCCATTACGTACATAAATGTTGCGGTTCCCCACGTTACACAACAGACTTGATTGTTTGTAAACTTCTTTGTCCAGTGGGTGTCAATCGAATCGATTTTGGTTTTCTTGCTTTCGTCACTTTCTTGAGACAATGCCTGATCGGTTTGACCCTTGCTGTATGTGATGATATTGGATTTGTTGTCTCTCGGCACAATATCAATCTTGCTCACTGTTCCGCCGGTGGTATCGGATGAACTACTATATTGGGTTCCATAGACGCCGATCACGTTTCCGTTTTTGGGATCATAATAGGTTTCGTCATAGAATTTCGTAATGTCTCGCTTGTTATTATACGCGTTGACACGGACATCGGAAAACTCGTCAGCTGACTTTTGGAAACTTAGAAACCCTTCTGTAAGTCCCATACTCTTGACAGTTGTTGCGAGAACCAATACCAGTAAAATTAAGACAAACAACATTAATTTACCAAACATCATAAATATATATTGTACTTGGATAAAATAGAAGATGGCAAAAACACTAAAACCTTGTTATAATCCGGACATCTCGTTTGAAATCGGCATCGACGAGGCCGGTCGAGGGCCCTTGTTCGGGCGTGTCTATGTCGCTGCCGTGATTTTACCTAAAGATCATGAATCTTTTCGCCATGATCTTATGAAAGACAGTAAACTCATCAAGTCGCGAAAGAAAATGGCAGAACTGTCCGACTATATTAAGAAGAACGCCATTGCCTGGCATATCCAGTTCGCCGAAGCAAGTGAAGTCGATTCGCTAGGCATTTTGAATTGCGTGATTCGCGGGATGCACGCCTGTATCCACGAGATTGTTAAACAGCGGCAATTGACCCCCGACGCCACCTTGCTGCTTGTAGATGGCAATTATTTCCGACCCTATACTCGATACGATGAAGAGACAGAGTCGTTGATCGCATTCTGCCACGAGACAGTGGAGAAGGGGGATGGGACCTATTCGTCCATTGCCGCCGCCTCCATCTTGGCAAAACATGAGAGAGACACCTACATCGAAGGGTTGTGCAAAGATCGCCCGGAACTGTGCGAAAAGTATTCGTTGCATACAAACATGGGTTATGGGACAAAAGCCCATTTTGAAGGGATTCGTGCACATGGGATAACGGAGGGGCATCGGCGGTCTTTCAAGGGGTGTTTTTAAACCACACAACGTCGTGGTCAGCGTCGTCGTTAAAAAAATAATTTTATGTATTGTATTATAATATATAAAAAAAAATGGCGTGCAGTCGATATAACAATGACCCAAATCGTATTGAGAAAAGAAACGCAATCAGCACATTTGCCGGGAGGTATGCTTTAGACGTCCCCGGTCCCGGATCCGACATGCCTTTTAATGCCGATCCGCATCTCCGCATCTCCAATTGGGGTGCCAATTTTTGCGAAAACATGGTCGATATTCACAGCGATCTTCGTGGATTGACCCGACCATTGAATCGCGACTTGCCTGAAGTGAACTGCTACAAGAAACATTCCGTGAATCTTTCGAAACAATCCTTTGGAGAGACAAACTACGTCACCGACGATTCGAGGGCAACTCACCCCGCATGGACATACCGCGACATCGAGCAAGACCGTTGGGAACGCCCTATGTTGAATCCCCTTGATAAACTCGAGAAACCCTTTCATCACAATCTGAATACCCGCATTTTGGAAAAAGATTATTTCAAACCCGTTTCTCCCAAATTGCAACTGTCGAGTCCTTTTCCAAATTTATAATTCTTCATCCGATATATATATATATAATTAATTAAAATGGAATTAGCAATACCTTTACTCGCATTAGGAAGTTTATATATTGTATCGAATCAAAAAAAACAGGACCCTCAACCGGCAAACGCTGAAGGGTTTAGCACACTTCCAAACACCGATGTGCCAGACAAAAACTACGATACATTGGAGATTATTTCGGAGGAAACCGATCTGAGTGCAAAGTTGTCTACCGTAAACAAATACGATGGCACCTCGGCATATACAGACAAATACTTCAATCCATATGCGAAAAACAGTTTAGTCAAACAGTCGCTGAGTTCTAACGAGACATACAAATCGATTAACGGAGAAGACGTGGACGCCGCCTATTTTAAACACAACAACATGATGCCCTTTTTCGGCGGCAAGATCCGATCCAAGATCGATCCCAACTCCAACGAATCCATCATGGACAACTATTTAGGAAGTGCTTCGCAGGCGATTGTCAAATCGGAGCAAGCCCCCTTGTTCGCCCCGAATGCCAATTACCAGATGGCAAATGGTGCCCCCAACATGAACGACTTTTACCAGTCTCGTGTGAACCCCAGCATGCGTATGGCCAATGTGAAACCCTTCGAAGAGGTGAAGGTCGGCCCCGGTTTGGGTCTCGGATACGGCACCGAGGGTGCCGGGGGATACAACTCCGGCAACATGATGCGTGAATCTTGGCTCCCCAAGAATGTAGACGATTTGCGAACGGCCAACAAACAGAAGGCCTCCGAAATGATGCAACTCGGCCACGAAGGTCCCGCGAAAAGCCGTATCACCAATGTCGGTATTCTCGGTGCCTTCCAGAAAAATCGCCCCGAAACCGCGTTCGAATGGGGTCAAGACCGCCTGTTCACCACCACCGGTGTAGGAAAGGGTGAGACATTGCACTCGATCCCTGTAGAGAGACATGTGGTGCGACCGGAGACAACCGTCGATTATGGAGGTGTTGCCCAGAGTATGCACGCCCAGCAATCGATGCCAGGTGAGATCTTACCAAGCAATCGCGTTGAACGCGGTCCTACTCAGCTGGGTGTCGCGAATGCTGTTGGAAGAGCGTTCAGCACGGACGCAGACTATGGAATCAAATCGAACCAAATGTATGCCAACAACCGTAGCTCAAACACGCAAGATAACTATTTCGGTGCCATTGGAAGCAGCATCGGTGCAGTGGTTGCCCCGCTTCTGGAAATCATGCGACCCTCCCGCAAGGAGAACACGACTGGAAACCTGCGTGTCTATGGAGATGCGAAACCGGCGGTGAGTCAATCATATTTGTACAATCCGAATGACGCCCCCGCACATACGATGCGTGAGACAACTGAAAACTCGGTCAATCACTGGAATGTGAATCGCGGTCAATCCAACAATGCGTATTTGTCGACTGAACAACAGGCCGTTGCTCAGGAAAGAGACACCACACATGTGTCGCATGTCGGCGGAGCCGGGTTCAAAAACCCCAGTGCGAGAAACTACGATGCCGAGCTCAGTTACCAACCGAGCAGTTTGAAGGCGGACACGATTAAAGGTCGCTTTGGTAACTCGAACACCAATGTTTTCAACAACTCGGTGAACTATCAAGGCAAACCGAAAGACATCGATATGGTGAATAGTCGCGAGTCCATTCCAAAGATGCCTTATTCCACTCACGGAGCGGCATCTTTCGGTCAATATCAGCAACGTGGACAGACATTGGATTCAAACATAAATATGGAACGCAATACTCCAGATTTATACAGTGTTTTGCAACAAAACCCGTATGCGATTAAGCAAACCTTCAAATAAAGGAAACCAAGGTTTCCTTTTAATCCTTCCTTTGAGAAAACCAAGTAGAGGAAACCAAGGTTTCCTTTTGATCCTTCCTTTAAGGCAACCTTGGTATTCAGACCTACAGGTACATCGATCTTACGCCTTTTACTCGCGTAGCTTTTAAGCAAACACAATAATATATGAAACTTCCCATTCATATATTATACCATATTGCCTCTGGGCTGAGTGCGAAAAAAATTGGTTCCAAATGTGTATATATTAAACTCGTTTGATAATATACGCCAACAACCCGAACATGGTGTCAACAAACAAGAATTTCCAAGCATCGCTGCGTTCGTTGATTGCCGCGTATGCAAACAGTCCATACAAACCACCGTGGATGGGTCTTAGATGATTCCACCAGATCGGTTTGCCTCCGGTTTCAACACCGGTTTGACGAATTCCTGTAAAATATATGAAAAAGAAGCCGAGAGATATTAATGCGGCTATATATCCCATGTATGGCAAATAAGCTAAATATGTCATCGCTGCATATGTGAATAATAAACGCGTGCCGATGCAACCGACAAGAAACATCAACGGATTTGGTGTCATATTATATATATAGTATATTGAACATTTTTTCTATCAAATAATATTTTGTATATAACACTTGAACATATTCGATTATTTGTAATTCTAAGGAAGGAGTCGGGCAACAAAACGCAGTTATGATTTATATATTTTATAACTATGTTTCAATTTTTATTTTCAGTCGGTTTAGTTCTAAGGAAGGATCATAAGGAAACCTTGGTTTCCTTAAAATCATAAAACAATCACCATGCCAAAACAACGAGACAACGACAAAAAACAGCCAAAATATGGCAAAAAGTCTTCATTCGATCGTGAAAAACATTATGTGTGTTCTGAAGAAGACATTTCCCGCATCGATAACAAACTCAATGAGCAGAAAGAAAAGAGAAAGGAAGAACGAGACCGCAACTTGAAGATTGCTTCCGGAATTGACCCAAATGAGGAACCAAAAGAGAAGCCAAAAGAGAAGCCAAAAGAGAAGCCAAAAGAGAAGACAAAAGATAAAAACAACGGCGATTATGCAGACGATCGAATCATATCGGATGAGGAGGAAGATGAACCGAAACGCTATTTCCAAAAAATGAACCTGGTTGTGCATGGATTGCCATTGTCTTATAACTTGGACAATGTGATGCGATACTTTCAACATTATGGAGACATTGATAAAATGCACTCGATTGCTAATATCGACTCCACCTATACAATCACCATTGTACCCAACTCTTGGTGTGAACTGATTGTTGAAATCCAATCCGACATTGCAAATAATGGTTTTTCACTCTATGATAATAAATACAAAATCACAGCGGACGACACCCAGTCGATGAAACACTATGGAGTAAAAATTTAACAGTAATATAATGTTTTTTTATATATAGTGATTGATTGTATTACATTTAGAATCTTCATAAACGTGAAAAATATAATTACACCGATGCTGTATAGACTATAGATTAAATATATATATATAAATTATATAAAATGGCAACAAAACCAAAAATGAATCTGACGATCGGCGTTGAAGATGTGAATAAAGAATACTTTGAATTCATAGAAGAACAAGGCAAAAATGCAGTTGAAGATTTTTTGAAAGAGAGAGACTTGACCATGGCAGAGCTTGTAATGCCGAGGCTTTTAAACCCGAATGAAGTGCACACCGGAGAACAGATAAGTCATCATGCAAATCGCAGCGTGTTCATGAATGGAGAAAAAAAATTCCATGCAAGTGTTTACAATGATATAGATGACAAAACAAAAGTGATCAAAATATACACGTATAATAAGATAGATGATGTCTTGTCAATTAATTTTGCATATGAGGTACATATGCAACGCAAGGCATATGAAGTAAGTAATGAATGTGGTGTTCAAGTACCACAAATATATGATTTTGGTGTTTATCATACGGAAAACAAAACCTTCTTTGTGATAATAATGGAGAGAATTGAATACGAAAATATATCGAAACGCAAGCAAACCTGCAAAAGCATAATGGACAAAGTCAATTCTGCAAATGACTGTCTTTTACAAAACAAAATCTCACATAACGATTTGCATCCAGAAAACATTTTTGCGAGCAATGATAGTTCAAAATTTGCGTTCATTGATTTTGGAACTGCAACACCTGTAAGTATCGAAAACTTCAAACAACCATTTTCTTGCGATACCATTAAATCAGGAGGTAAAACACACGCGAAGAAGACAAGGAGGAAGACGAATCGGAAATCGAATCGAAATCATAAATCAAACAAACGACGGAAGAATAAATAAAATGCAGTCATCATCTATTACACATAAACACTTTTCAGTTGTTGTTTCACTGAATGACCATAAAACCATTTTTTGCAAAGTTGTCGACACAATCACATTCTTGTCCTATGAAGGAACTGTCGATCCAAAAGAACTTCGTGTTCCATTTGATATTGCAAGTTGTTACAAAATCATTATAAATAGTTTTGAAAATACCAATCAAAACTATTCCGTCTCTTCACAAATCACATCTGGAATGCTTCGTCTTGTGTTCCGCGTTATGTTCGACGGGTTTTGTGAATTTGGATTTGAAGTCATTCTTCGCGAAAAGGCGATTACATCGGAAGGACAATTGACTATTCAATTGAATCGCGTCGAACAACAACATGCGGCTTTGATAAAAACATTGATGGAACAACTCGCAAAACTTAGTGATGAAAACAAATCAATCCGTGAAGATATGAGACAAATGCAAACCCGCATTGATAACTGTTCAGTCGGAAATTCCTGTATTTCGAGTGAAGAAGTTCAACTCGGTTTTGGCGAAATAAATCATATTCATAAGTTTTACAAGTTGAAAAGATTGACTATTGATAACTCGTATGAACAACGACCAGATATAGATTTAAGCAAATTTAGTAAATCTGTCTCTGTACAAGAGTTATTTGTAACAATTCAGGAGAACCAATTTGGGTCAGTGTTTTGTTCAATACTCGGCATTGAGAACTTACCTGAACTTGAAACGTTATCAATCGCCGGAGCATCTGGATTAAAAGATGTGGTCAATGTTCTATCATCTTATCCCCATAAAATCAAGTCGATTCATGTAAAACAATGTGGCCAAGCAGACAAGGTGCAATTGTCCGGTTACTGCCATCGCAATAACATTTTGTTTAACCAAGAATGAAAAATTGTATTATACATAGTATTTTTGTATCTTTTTAATTTAAACATCACAATTATATATATGGAACTTTATGACACCATTATTGTGGGAGGCGGGATCGCTGGTCTCTATTCCGCATACTTATTACACAAACGCGATCCAAACCACCAATTCATCGTCTTGGAAAAAGAAAAGTATTTAGGTGGGCGACTTCTCACTTATTCAGACAAATACATGACTGTTGAAAAAGGAGGGGCACGATTCTCCGAAAACCACCAATTACTACTCGACTTATTGAAGGACCTCAAATTGGATTCAAAGATCGTCGACGCTTCTCCCGACGCATTCTATTCACCCGCCGACGGCACCTCCTCCTTATACAACTCTGTGTTTGATTTCGATGACCGGATTCCTATCAACCCCTTTTCCAACCTCTTCGACCTTTTGAGCGAGTTGTATGTGAACAGTCCGAGTCCAATTATACCCTTGATTGCACGGGTTATCATTGCCAGCAAATTCGAGACTCACCAAAATCTCATGTCAAGAACCTTCACCGACCTTGCAAAGAATGTTCTTTCAGAGGAAGAGGTCCAACACATCCACGACGCATTCGGATATTTTACCGAGTTGGTTGAGATGAACGCCTACGACTGCATCGCATTGTTTGACAGTGGGCTGAATCCCAGGCAACGGTTCTTTGTTTTGGCGGGCGGCTTGACCCAGCTGATTAACCGGCTTGTTCAGACTCTTAACCACAAACAACGCCGCGTGTTCACAGGGGTGGAGGTGCTCTCCGCAAAACACGAGCAAAACCATTTCGTAATCAAGACAAAGACGGCCGAATACCGATCGTTGCAATGCGTCTTTGCGGTTCCGAAACAGGGGCTGGAGAAACTCGCCCTCTTCAAACCCATTTATAAGGAGCTCGATTATATCAAATGCTTTCCTTTGTGCCGCATTTACTGCAAGTTCGACATGAACAACCGGAAAAACGCATGGATCCGCGATCTGCCGAAAATCACTACCAACAACAATCTACGAATCATCATCCCCATCGACCCGAATGCTGGCGTCATCATGGCCTCCTACACCGATCACCATTTCGCGGACTTTTGGTTGCGTCTTTACGAAAAGGAGGGGACAAAGGGTGTCAACCAAGAGTTGGTCAAGCTTTACAAGGAAACCATGGGGATCGACATCCCATCTCCCATCGCGACCAAGGTGTTTCATTGGAGGTGTGGTGTCGGATATTGGGGCGTCGGTGCCGACAGTAAGGCGTTGGAATCGCGGTTTTTGCAACCATTTGCCGACGTCCCTCTCTACATTTGTGGAGAGCATTATTCGGCGGAATCGCAACAATGGATCGAAGGTGCATTGAAGACTGCGAAACAAGTGGTTGATCGAATTTATTAAGTTAAGATATTAAGATAAAATAAAAATGCAATCTATGAAAATGCAATCGTAATCTTGTTTTCCAGACAATATGTCTGCATCTCTACCACGTTCACTTTTGGGCAGTTTACAAACTTCAATGACGTCGGCAACTTTTGTTTTTGCATTTTGAACGTGTTAACCACGTTTGTCAAGTTCGGCGAGTTTATCACAGTCAATGTTTGCAATTGAGAGAAGCCCACGATACCATCCAATGAATTGAATGTACCATTTCCTGCACAGTCCAATTCCATCTCTACAATCGTCGGGTTGCAGCCAATTGTCGTGAGATTATGCATACTTGTAAACGGTCGAATTATAAGCTTTCGCAACTGATAGAATGACGCAACATTTCGATAAATGACGCCTCCAGTTTGATTGTCAGCAAGTGTGAGTTCAGTAGAAGAGATTCGAGGGGCAACATAACTCTTGTCAGTCCAATGTGCAGGAGGGCTTGTACAAATCTCAATTCGATCGATGATGTCTTGCAACTTTTTGATCTCGGCAGCAAGGGTTTGGCATTGGACAAGCACGGTTTGCAGTGCCATGTCTTGGCGATTTATCTTTGCGGTCAATTGTCCATCATTTGACAAGATCTTCTCTTTGATAAACAAGACAAAATCGATCTGCAAAAACCCGCCGACCATCGCATGGAATTTCAACTGCAAACACCGGTCGGTTACACATATGTAGACAGCGAATCCAGTTTCCGACGCGAAACATTTCTGAATCAGCTCGTAGTGATTTTTGAGAGTAATGTCTTTTCGCAACTCACTCTGTTGTATGTTTTCTTCATAGCATATAAAATTAACAGTATCGGTTATTTTTATATAAATCGTTTTGTCATCGTTTAATGACGTTAAAATCGAATAGTTTCGTTTCGTAAATGTTTCTGACATGATTGATTACATATTTTTTTTTTATGATAAAGCTTAAAGTGGCTGGTAGTTTCTATATTTTCCCTAAAGATATTAATATTTTGAAATATTACGTAGAAATAATAATTCAAATTAGTTCCTAAATATTTTGTATTTCATCGTTTTTTTTAAAAGACCTTCGTCATCAACTTTTTTAAAACTATTTTTTCCTTCAAACATATATCCTTGTTGTTTCAAAATGCCCCTTACCAAATTTAGATAATCGCGTTTAACTACATCTTGCAAATTTGGTTTAAATGATGAGATTGAACTGACAGCAAAAATATTTTGTATCTCGTCTTTCAAAGACAAAATAGACACTTGTTTAGCAGTGTCTTCGTCGAGATCGGACAGATAGAATTCGGTTCCAACAATTTCAATAAGTTTTTTACACATTTCTTCACGTTCATTATGATATTTTTCGCATAGTTTTACCCGAGGCATTCGTTAATATATATAATGAACAGATTCTTTAAATCGTAAATGCTTGTTTGAAACAAAGTTTTCGGAATGATTTACATACAAATTTTTTACACATTTTGACTTAACTCGCGTAGCTTATAAGCAGTCTGCTTCAAGTACGTCGACTTATACTCGCCTTGCTTACCCTCCCTTAAAAGGAAGGATCATAAGGAAACCTTGGTTTCCTTAACCTTGACGACTCAGTTGCAAATAAAACCGATCCAATGCAAACACCGGGTCTTGTATATCAACCTGCGATAATATCATTTCGACAGTGGGTGCCGGCATGATACTCTGGATGTAAGTCGACATGACGATCTCATCCTGCACTCTATACATCAAATAACGATCATATAAACGCGTTTTGTTTTCAAACCGATTGATAAGAATAAATCGCAACACCTTCGTCACATCATACTCAGCACATCTCTCCAACAACTTGATGAGTTCAGTGGAATCGTCATTGAATGCAGTGATCGTGTTTTGTCTTCTAGGGTTCGCACAGAGACACGCAAACAACTCATTCACATTATGCTCAGTAAACAACCCGATCTTGTCCAACTGGCAAAACACATCGATGATTTGATCCTCGGACACCCCCCTTTCAAACACACGCATCAAAATCGTTTTCGCATGCATTTTCAAGCAAATCGAATACTGCTCGACGTCATAATATTCGCTGAAATCCGGTTTCATAATCGTATCGATGAATGTGTCATAGTATTGCATAACACTCTGGATGTCGGTAATCACCAGTATCTCCGCCTCGAACATCCGCACCAGTTTGTCGACAAACTCTTGCATATATTGTATGTACATGTTTTCGTCAATTCTTTCGAGTGGTTTGTAGACCTTTGTGTACCGCTGAATGAGCGTTCTCAGTGAAACCGTGTTTCGGTAATCGTCCCGACTAATGAGAGGAAGCCCCTTCAATTCATACAAGATATTGTCGATTCGCAAACGTTTTCCATTGTCGTTCTTTAGCAAAAACTTTCGCAAAATCTGTTCGAATTTGGCGAACCCCGAAAGCTGGATCATCGTGTCGACAAACCTTGTGTCATTCAAGATATTGTAGACCTTTGCTGACTGTTCTTCGGGAGTAAATGTGCTGAATCGTTTCCCGGTCTCGTTTGTGCCGATTTTCAATATCTGTTCGGGTGTCAGTTTGAAATCGTCGCCGAATTTCTTAACCATGCCATACAAGTACGCATCGTATGCACACAATGGAATGATGCCGATCAACTGTTTCTCGATGGACTTTCTGCGAAACTCGTCGGAGACGGTGCGATGAACGTGGTCGAACATCTCTTGCAGTTCGCCCGTGACCATTACCTCATCCGTACCCGGCTTTAACTGCATATCGTCTGCCTTGTTGACCACAACCAATGTGTGGATGTCTCGCCCATTGTTGTCTCGTTGGTGTTTCGTCATGGTGGTTATGAAATCGAGGATGGCGTACTCGTCGGAGGTGTTTAGACCGGATCGGATGTCGACAAAGAAAATCACGATGTTGAACTTGTGAAAACTCGAGTCCAAGTAGTCATAGTAGATCTGGCTGGTGAGTAGATCATTGAGGCCGGGTATGTCGTATACAGCGATATTCGCATCGTCGCTGATTTTCATGTCCAGTTTGCCGACACCGAATGTCATCTCGCCGTATTCTTCTTTGGGGACTTGTTCACCCGCCTCCGTCTTCTCGATGATTTCTTTGTTCTTTTGGGATATCTTTCGGTACACTGCATCGCGGTCGCATGTGTTGGTTTCGGTTTCGACGTATACTACCGGAACCATCGTGGCACGTCTGAAATGACAATGAGCGAGGGTTTGTCCCGAAATGCTGTTTAGGGTAGTCGATTTTCCGGCGTTGACGCCACCCATTAATGCGATGTTGATTCGATCAGTCATCGTTACGATTTTATCAGTCATCGTTCCGATTTTATCAGTCATCGTTCCTTAAAATTATTTATTTTATGATATTATTATAAACATGTCATCAAGTGGGAGAAAAAATAAAAGCAGTAAATCAAATAAAACAATAAAAAAAAAAAATAAAAACCTGGCTGCAATAGGACAACAATCTGGAGGTGCAGGTCCACCACCAAAAAAACCTCCAAGAAATAACATTCTAACATCTGCACCACCTGCACCACCATCTCCACCACCTGCACCACCTTTAACAACACAAATCTTTTTAGATTTAGATGATAAACCTTATAAAACAATTGATGCAGACACAAAAATCGTCGATATTGAAAACAAAATCATATTGGAAGAAGGTAAATACATTTTAGGAATGTACGCTAGATTTCATATAGAAAACAAAAAGATTACTGAGTTTGGTGGTCCGATTGTCAATGATACGATTGAAAATAATGGCATCCCGATTTTGATATTGACCGATACCTCACTTCTTGTAGACAGTTTGATAACGGATTATAATGATAATGTAGTTAACCAAAGATTCAAATCTGCCACAAGCAACAGTCCGATCAATCCTCCAAAGATTCCGACAACCAGTATAGACGATGATTTCCCGGATTATGTAGAAGAACAGATTTTCCCAGATTGTGGAGTGCATGCAATTAATAACCTCTTTCAGTGCAGGATGTATAAAATCGATGAGCTCAGCGATATTTCCAATTATTCTACGATCGACAAATTAAAAAATCAATATTTGATGGATTATGAGTGTATCACAACAAACAAGAATTTCTTAGGGTTAAGAAGATGTTTTGGCATGATAATTGAGTCAAACGGCACCTTTTCGGTAATTACGAAATATTATCGATCAAACAATTTACGGTATACATATATTGGATCAAATGGTGAAATAATCAAATTTGACAATCATGATATAGCTTTCAACTCTATAAAGAAATGGACGAATTTATGTTTTGTGTTACGGGACTATAGTAGGAACTATAAAAATAATTATGTGGCGGAGATGCGAATGTTGAAACCAGTGTTTGATTTGACGCAAACTAAGAACTTGCAAAAAATCAAAGACCATATAGATAACCCAGTTGGTTATGTGCAAGATCCAAACTATAGCGAACTTGTCTTATTTCTCCGTAAAAATAATGCGATTCCGGATGATCTTGATAAAATCAACGATATCGGTGAGTTTGAAAATGCAGTGAATGATAAGCTTGTTCCAAATCTCATTCCGCCTGTATTCAGAAAACGCGTTGAAACTCGCCCACCACCGCAGAATGTGTTAGATAAGGTCAAAGCGGAACTGATTGCGGTCACCGAAGCGGAAAAAATTCGGTTGGCAAAGATCGAAGAGGATCGGTTGGAAGCGGCTCGGTTGGCAAAGATCGAATCGGATCGGTTGGCAGCAGAAAAAGCAGAAAAAGATCGGTTGGCTAAGATCGAAGCGGATCGGTTGGCAGCAGAAAAAGCAGAAAAAGATCGGTTGGCAAAGATCGAATCGGATCGGTTGGCAGCAGAAAAAGCAGAAGAGGCTCGGTTGGCTAAGATCGAATCGGATGGATTGGAAGCACAAAAAGGTAAGATGGAAGCAGAACTTCTGTTGGCACAAACACGAGCAGAAAAGGATAAGTTGGCAGAGGAAATCGCCGATATACAAAAAAAGTTGGTTAAGATCGAAACGGATCGGTTGGCAGCAGAACAAGCAGAAAAAGATCGGTTGGAAGCGACTCGATTGGCAGAAGTTGCTCGGTTGGCAGCAGAACAAGCAGAAACAGATCGGTTGAAACTAAAAATCGCTCAATTAACAGCTACGTTAGCAAATGTTGTACCTGGAGTTGGATTGGCAAGTGCTGTACCGATACAAAATACTGCACCTGGATTGCCAAATACTGGAATCGGATTGGGAACTGCTCTAGGTGGGTTAACCGAACAAGAACTCTTACAAAAGGTCAAACAACTAGAAGAATTGCTTGTAAAGAACAATATTAAAGTTGTTCCACAATATTCTTTAGATTACATTAATAAAAAAATTGCGGAAAATGAAACTGAACTTGCATCTTTGCAGGATACTAAAGAAAATAAAAAGAAAATAAAAGAATTAAGTGACAGTATTCAAGATTTATATGAAAGTAAGTCGATAAATCCAGAGTTTATTCAAGAGATGAATGAAAAGGATAAAATATGGAAAAAATCAGTTGAATCAGATTTTGAAAAATGGTACAAAGAGATGAAGAAGGTAATTCCTAAGAATTTTGGCGATGCAAATGTAGAAGACCTTAAAAAAGAGAAAGTTCCTCACGAAATTGCAAAATACTTGAAAGATCAATCAAGACGAAAATGTTTCGAACTGATATCTAAGACACCATACCAGATAAACAATATGAATATCATTGATTTAAAAAAGTGCAGCAGCAGTTTTGACATACGGGAGCAAGTTGCGATATTGAGGAATTTTCCTGAGATTTTCACAGGAACAGGTGCGGAAGAAAAAAATCGTCTTAAGTCAGATATCGAACAAACAGTGAAAGGATTGTATCATTCACATTCACTGAAAAAACGAAATCCTGTATACAATATGCCGGATCCAAATAATCCAAAAAAAACAGTAGATTTTTTAGAACATACTGATATCGATTTAAGTGATAGAATTATATATGCCACTCCAACAGTTTCGGAATCGAGTATTACTTATAATTCTCTTGTAAATGTTTCGCCCACTGGAGCCGTTCGTAACAGCTCTCCTGAAGAAGAAACACGAATAAGACAAGCGGAACTTAAAGCATATGGAGCAAATTCAGCGTTGAATGATAAAAATTTTGTAAAGAAATTAGAATCCAACATGAAGTCGTCAGAACCAAATAAAGTATTATCCGCGATTGCTGCTAGTAACAAAGCAAAAAAAGAGAAAGCACAAGCAGAAGCTGACGCATTACAAGCACAAGCAGACGCACAAAGCAAACAACCCCCAGTACCGGGTACCGTACCTGGGAACAATGCACGTCCAGCCAATAGTCCTTTTGGTAATGGGAGTAATCCTTTTGCAAATTTTAAATTTAAACCCCCTGCACAAGCACATCCAGACAATAATTCACCCTCTGCACAAGCACCTCCAGACAATAATTCACCCTCTGCACAAGCACCTCCAGACAATAATTCATCAGCAATCCCATCAGCAAAAAAACCCCAACTGTCCTTTCTTGACTCGATCAAAGAAAGAAATAAAGTTGTCAACTCTTAACCAACCAAAGATGCTGTTTTTTTGTCACGATATATAATATACATATCATGACAAGGTCCAAACGAAAGAGACTCGTTTATACAACAAAGAAAAAAATAAAAGGCGGAATGTTTCGTAAAATTTTAGGCAACTTAAACCAAGGTCTCACTGAAATGAGTCAGGGAATCAACAAAGGTGTCGCAAGTGTAACTCAGGGTGCTAAAGTTATCGGCAACGATTTAAAGAAGGCCTCTGTGAAAAGAAAACTGTTGGATCATCATATTGATTTGAGGAAAATCGTTGATTTCGACAGTTATTTTGACGATAAATCCAAATCGGTTGATCAAATTGTAAAAATAATTCGTGCCAATTATGATGGTTTACTCGGAAATCAGTTGCAGTATGATTTAGATAATTCGGATAAACGTTATCAGGCATTCGAAACTGTTAAAAACATGTTTCCTGGTGCAGATAATCAAGTAATATACGATTTATTGATACAAAATAACAATAATGCGAGTCATGTTATTGACTTTTTAAACCCATCATCTTCCAAGTCTTCAGTTGTTCAAATGGGTACCAAAGCACCTTCTGTGAATCCACTTACCAAGAGTATTTCATCATCATCAGCTTCCACGTCAGGCAACGCATCTTCTGTTCCTAAGAAACCGCCCCGCAATATTACTTATCAAATGAGCACCCAATCTTCTTCATCATCATCTTCCACGTCAGGCAACGCATCTTCGGTTCCTAACAAACCGCCCAGCAAAAATCCTCCTTTACCCAAATACGCAGTCAATGATAATGTTTATTTAAATGGCAACAACAGACATTTGTATAAGATTATCAGTGTCAACGATGACGGTACATACACAGTTGAGCCTCAAAATTCATCATCTTCCACACATTTCAATATAGAAGCAACTGAAATAATTTCTAAAGCCGCTTCCACAATTCCTTCTACAAGTTCTTCTAAAAGTTCTTCCACAAGTTCTTCTAAAAGTTCTTCCACAAGTTCTTCCACAATTCCTTCTACAAGTTCTTCTACAAGTTCTTCTACAAGTTCTTCTACAAGTTCTTCTACAATTCCTTCCACAAGTTCTTCCACAATTCCTTCCACAAGTTCTTCCACACCTCTTCCACCTGTGGATGAATTTATAACGATGTTCCCAAATTTGAATCCAGCCATAGTGAGTGAAGTGTATAATCGCAATAACAAAATCAATGCCAATCCTGATACTATAACAAATACTATTGTTACAGAACTTACCGAGATACCGCCGCCAAATACATATGAAGCCAATTTAAAAATCTTGTATGAAATAAGGCCGGATAAAGATAAGGCTGAGGTTAACTCGGTTTATGAAAAGCATAACAAAGATCTCAATCAAGCGGCGGATGAATTGCTTAGTAAACAAGCTCAAGCTCAAGCTCAAGCTCAACTTCAAGCTCCAGTAGGCATTTTTGCCGAGCGACAAGAGGGACTACTTTGTGCAAAACATGCAATCAATAATTTGCTACAGGAAGAAAAGTTTATAACCGGTCAAAACATTAAAAATAAAGGCAAAGATCCCTTAACCAAGGGTCAACAACTGAGTTTTACTGACTATTGCGAAACATTTGGTAATCAAATTGACCCAGGTGGTACAGGCCATCCGGTATGTAGACCAAATGGTGGCGAAATGGAAATTAATGGGGTTCAACTATTACTAAAAGATATATTGGGATACAGGATCGATTATAGACCTCTTCGGGATCAAGAAGCAATAATAAATCTGCAAAAACAAAAATGCATAGGTGCCATATTGCGAACACAAGAAGCAGGTGGTCACTATGTGGCAATCAGTAAAATAAATAGGCAATATGTACTGATTAATTCATTGGGTCCACTTGTCGAACCATATAATGACATGCCAAGTTTGATTACAAGTTTACGTAATCGATTAAAAGACGTGATAACTGTAATATACGTATATGACCAGCAAAATGCATATGAAAGTGCTACCGCTGAATATATTCGTAAAACATGGATTTCGTCTGGGTACAACGAAAAGACGTTTTTAAATTGGAATGGTGTGGATGATGCGTCAATTGATATTATGACCAACCATATTTTTGAAACCCTACGAATCCATATTAACAGGACCTATTCAAGTGTAAATCCATTTAATCCCTCGATTTATCAATTTTTATCTGAACGTAATATTCACACTCTACCTGAATTAAAAGATGCAGTGAACGATTTTTACGAAGGGTTGTTTATACAAAATCCAAATGCGAATGTCATGAATCCGAATGTAATGAATCCGAATGTAATGAATCAGAATGTCATGAATCCGAATGTAATGAATCCGAATGTAATGAATCCGAATGTCATGAATCCGAATGTCATGAATCAGAATGTGAATCCGAATGTCATGAATCAGAATGTCGTGAATCCGAACGTGAATGGTCCTTTTTCCACCAGTTCACCACCATCGTCTACGACTTCCTCCAAATTATCTGCTCCTTTGACACCAAACTTAGTGCAAACAGTGTCGAAATATTTTAAGAATCGATTCGACCATATATTCAATAAGGCGGCCGAATCATCAACGTCGGTTAGTGATTTTGTTAGAAATATAT